CCGTCTCGAGCGGCCTGGAGCGGGCTCATACGGCCTACAGGACATGTCCTCCAGGAATTGTGTCATTTCACGCGCTAATGGAAAACCAGCCCTCCCGACTGACATAATCCTGGGCCCGGCATTTTCTAAAGAAAAGCTCCCAGTATGGGGCACCAAACACGTATTTATGCAATCATCAAACGGCGTTCATAATAGAGAAGATTCTATCGCACTCATCTTGAGTAAGAACACGTCGATCGATATAGGCAGGAGTAAGTTCAGTGAGCAGCCACTCGAGTTTAGAGTCGCTAGAGTCGTAACCCACTTCTTTTTCTATTTCATTTGCAAGTTCTCTTAAGGCATCAGGGAGAGTATCTCCGAATCCCGCTAGTCCTTCTTGTATATCAGAGCCGATGAGAGCTAAAACCTGATTGCCGTCACCTCGACAATTAACAACGCAAGGAACACTTCTCATGATAGGTCTCTTTATATTCATTTCTGCAACCTCTTAAAATTAGCAAGATTAGACTCGATATCAGCTTTAGTAAAGTTACAATCCGTGTCCCGAAGTACCTCTAACATCTTTTCTTCTTCAGCTATAGCTATACGAAGAGCTAACTGTATAACTTCTTCATCAGTCATATTAGTCATCACCAAGGTCCCCTTGTGTTCACTGAAATAAAACTAAATACTGGAGGAGGTCTATAGCCCCATCGATTCTCCCAGTAGTACTCACACTCATCCTCAAGAAGAGCCTCCATTTGAAGCTGCTCATCCCACAATTTCCACGCTGAAAAGGCGTTCATTGATTTCATCCTCTTGCGAAGTGCTTCGTTACTTTCAACAAATATCCCATTAAATGGGTCCCATCGCGCATCCGGATGATCCTCAGGAAGAAGCATTCTCGTTATGCGCGGAAGTCTAAAGAGGGCGTCTAATTCTTTGATATCGTCGTCAGTCATGGTGACAGTAGTCCTTAGGCATCTCTTGATCTTCCTGTGGAGTATCTGTGGGCATCCCACAAAACTTACAAGAGTATGGGTGGTCTAGCAGGTACTGAATATCTCTAAGCTTTGCATCCATAGGGCCTTCTTTGAAATGAGGCCTGCTGACGAGGTTAAGGATTCGATTAGCTAATGTACCAGGTTTATTCATGAGCTATTTCCTCAAGTGATTTAAAAGTAGATTCATAAACTCCAAGTCTATTACCATTATTGTGATATTCACGAAGTAAGGTGACGTAATAAGACTGAACAGTCACTTCGGAGCCATAGAGATATCTAATTGGAACCTGATATTGAGCCGCCATGAACACTGCGAAGTCATAAAATTTCTGGGCCATTATCCAGAGAAACTGGGTGTCGGCTGTCATTGCGATAGGTGGAGCTATCTGAATCGCGGTTTCCGACGCAGAGGTGTCGAGCGCAAGCGCCTTTGAATCAGTGCTTATTGCTATAGTCGTGGCGACAAATAGCTGTAGAAACCTTCTTCTACTTATAGACAAGTTTGACCACACTTTCCACATAAAGTTATAGGCATAGTGAACCTTCTTTTTTCATTAATCTAAGCTCACTTTCAACATCAGATTTTGCTGCTTGAACTGTGAAAAAGCGTTCACATGGTCCATAGAATCGATCAGGTGACGTACCAAGAGTCCAGAAATACCTCAGATAGAAAGTATTGAACCAAATTTCTACTACAACTCCAAGATACTCATAACGCTCTATAAACACGGTTGACCACACTTTCCACTATGACCAGGAGATACCGGGGCACCACACTGGGAACACGTATTATAGTCTTTCGCGTCCCAATCTCCGAGTAGATGCTTTTCATAGAAATTTTCGTGAGTAGACTTCTCAATTTTCTCAAGTTGCTCAACAGTCATATAGTGATTAAAGTAGGGTTCATCTCGCAGTTTAAACCACTCTCTAAGTTGACTGAGTTTCGTGAAAGGAGTGTCCCATCTATCTTTGCGCCAACCGTTAAAGTAGAGACTCCAGTAGCGTCCTACTTTCTTGGCTACGTACACCGTGCCCCATCCCATTCTAAACTCGAATCGACGACTCGTCATCTGAACAACGGTGCTGACTGGTCTAGGTGGCAATACTACGTTTATGTTAACGGTTCTCATCAGTATCCTCATCAAAGAAAGGTATTTCTTTAAATTGTTTCTGAATTTTATCCATCACGCTACGTAAAGCTGTTGCTCTTCTATAAGAAGATTTATGATCTTCATTCGGGTGACCGCGGTAAACCAGAGCTAGGATAAGCGCTCTCTTGACTACAGAAATATCTTTCTTAGTAAGTTCAACTTTCATAAAGATTCCGGTAGTGATTCTTGGAGTTTACTATCTAATTCAAATAATTCTGTTAAAGGTATTTCATCAAAATCTTTCTGATCGTACTTCATCCATACTCCCGCAGGTCTATACCCATCAATTACGTCTTTAAGCATTTCCATCAGAGGAGGTGAAACATAATTAGGTACCGCAACAGTAATTGAGTGTTCCTGAAAATTTTCTGTTACTGCCCACCTATTTCCAAGTAACCAGGTGAGCATCTGGTACATTCTAGTTTGCCAAGGAGTATATGCCCAGTCTCCAACCATTAGAGGTCTAGTGATGAAAGGCTCAATAGTCTCAAGAGTGGTTTTAATGACAGCGCCGCTCGGCTCGATAGGCTCTATTAGTTCTTTTGGAGCTACCGTAGCTACGGCTACAACACCAGCGATTTGCTTGAAGAAGCCGCGTCTCGTGCTCATAATTAATTATACAACCTATTGTACAAAGTTGTACATAACAATATTACTAAACAGTTATGACGTGCAATAAAAACTTGCGAAAAAAGCCAGCGGTTGTTATATGATGAATTATAAGCACTGAGTTATCCTTTAACCTTTCACTGAACACGTAAAACGAATCTCCTGACTAAGATCGTTGGACGCAGCTATCCGGAGCTATAGCCGGAGCATTAGATCAGGTTGAACACAGACTCGTGAGTGGAGGTTCAGTGATGCTTGATCCACAGACCGTATATTTAATTTCAATAGATCAATACTTTCCTACACCTGATGAGGTTAAGGAAATGGCTCGCGTGTTACATGCTCAAGAGTGTTCAAAGCAAGCCTCTTTGCTTACAGGTACTTTAATCGAAGCTAACGTTCAGATCGGTAGAGCATAAAGACATGAAAATTTTCCTATCAATAGTGTGGATAGTTTTTGGAGTTATTTTGCTTGTTGTCTCTTATCCGGCGATTAAAGTTGGATTAGAATTCGGCGGAAGAATGGGAATTCTGTTCGTTGTATCTAGACTTTCATGGATTATCCCTGCTTTAATTTGCTTTAGGTTAAGTCTCCTAGAGCTAAGAGGGTGAAGATCTGTGACGCGGGAAATAACCTCTATTTCTTCCATTGCCCTGGCTGCGGTAATGCTCACGGGTTTTCTACTGAACCGGGTCGCTGGACTTTCAACAATGATTACGTCAGACCTACAATCCAACCTTCAATTCTGTGCAACCGTGACGATCCGAAGACTCGTTGCCACTCATTCGTAGAGAATGGTAACATTCGGTTTCTTAATGATTGTCACCATATTCTTAAAGGACTTACGGTGACGATTCCTGACTGGGACAGTTTTTAGTTCATCCTTCAAATGAGTTGCTAGCATACCTTTCTAGAGGGTTAACTCGAGTGCCGGCCGTTTGAAGCGTTGAGCTGAGGTAGAGCGTTTCACCTAGCCTACCTCAGATTTTAATAGTCAATCCAATGGAGAAATAGCATGGACTGCTGTGTGTTGAGTTCTGAGGAAGTAGGACAGTTAAAGCACTACAAAATTCTTCCTAATCATGAGAATCATCACCATATTCCATGTGATCAAGCTATTCTCGGTATTAAGGATGAAGACTATGAACTTGTTGACGGATTTAATGGTCGTCAGTATCTAACTAAAACTAAGTTATTTTTTCTGCGCAAAGTACCTTCTGGTGGCAAAGGAGCTATTCCAATAGTTCAACGAGTAGTTAGCAACCACTTGAAGCATCTTATGCCAGTTAGATTTTAAGGGAGGAGAGACTATGGCCCCTTCTAATAATGGATGGAAACCAGGGCAGAGTGGCAATCCTGCCGGAGGACCTAAAGGTCCTCGTAAGAAAAATCTTCTCAGTGCTTCGTATAAGGCTATTCTTGGAGAAGTCCTCGATGAGGATACTAAACAAGAATTTAACATGCCTGACGGTTCTACTTGGGCTGATCTTATTGCAAAGCATGTAGTTAAGCGAGCCGTCGGTAAGGTTCCTGATGAGAAAATTTGCTTTAGAGCTATTACTGAACTTCGAGAGACGACTGAAGGAAAAACTCCTGAAAAGGTAATCGCAGCTGGAAGTAATGAGGAACTTGCTAATCTAGCTCGAATCATGCAAGGAGAGCCGGCCCCACCTGAGGGAGAAGAAGCTATTACTGATGAAGATCAAGCTACAGAGAATGCTGAAGCTGATTTTCACAGTTCAGCAAATGAGGAATAAATTATGTGTACATTTTCAGTAGTAGACACTCCACTTACACCAGTAGCGAGTGCCTTATTGCAAGGTGCCGCAAATACTTCAGTTTCAGTTGCTCTCCCCAGTAATTCTTCAAACACTCCTCCTTCTACAAAAATTATGTTGACTAATATCGGGTCGACTATTCTTTTCATTAATCTAGGAACTTCTGGTGTTGAGGCTACTATCTGGGAAGGTGTTCCAGTTCTTCCGAATCAGAATTTATTTTTGTCTATCGGAACGAATGATCACATTGCCGCTATTTCTGAAAGCAGTACCGAACTCATGATTAATACGGGGTACTAAAAATGGCTTTTACTGAGTTTTTTACTCCCTCTGGATACGCTACGCTAGTAGCTGGCGCTACGTCTGCTGGTGTAGCTCTTCCTGCTGCTGGATCTCCTACCTCAGCTCGAGTTACAAATGCTGGGCCAAATCCAGTAGCTGTTTTGATTGGTGCTTCTGGGGTTGAAGTCACTCCTTCAACCGGACTTATTTTGAATGCTGGAGAATCAGTGTATCTTGCTACTGGAGCTGAAATTGCTGCCATTTCTTTGGGTGGTGGACCAAGTGATAGCTCAGTATTTATCTCAGTAGGCACATAAGGAGAGTGTTGTGCCAATCTTTAAACCGTTCGGACAAAAAGCCCACGATTTTATCAAGAGGCATCCGAGTCAGGATAAGAAGTACACTCTTCTAGAAGGTAGCGTTCGTTCTTCAAAGACTTTTGCTGTAGATGCTAAGCTCATTCTTCAACTTTGCAATTATAAAGTTAATGGAAAGAGAGTCATCTGCGGAGCTACGAAGCAAACTGTCTATAAGAACATGCTTCTGGATATATTTCAAGTAGTCGGTAAGAAAAACTATTCTTATAATCGAGCTTCTGGTGAACTCTGGTTATTCGGGGTTCAGTGGTTCATCATCGGAGCTCGAGATGAAGCAAGTTATAAGAACATTCTTGGCATGACCATTGGCATCGCAATATGCGATGAGTGGACTGAATTTCCGAGAAGTTTCTCAATGCAGTTGTTTCTTCGACTTTCTCCCCCGGGCTCGAGGTTATATGCTACCACAAACCCTGGGACACCTCAACACTATCTGTTCACTGAAGTCATTCATAACGAGAATTTTGCTCCTGATCTCGAAGTTATCCACTTCACACTCGAAGATAATCCCAATATTGAAGCTGATCAAAAGAGACAAATTATTGCCTCTCAGAAAGGCGTTTACTATCAACGATATATCTTAGGCCTGTGGGTGGTAGCTGAAGGAGCTATCTACAAGGATGCGTGGTCGGAAGATCTTTTGTATAATGATCAGTCTAGACCAATTGGACTGTACGGCTCTGGTGGGTACAATAAACATATAATAGCTATTGACCACGGGACGCACAATCCCTGTACGTTCCTAGAGTTCTTTGATGATGGTGACGTAGCATGGATGGATCGAGAATATTACTGGGACTCAGTTAAAGAGATGAGGCAAAAAACTAATTCTGAGTATGCTGATGACTTAGAAGAGTTCATAGCTAGTTCTAGAGTTATAGGGGTTAATAATCCTATGATTGTAGTTGATCCTGCTGCTGCTGGATTTAAGATAGAACTCGTTAAACGCGGATTGTATGTAGTTGATGCGAATAATGAAGTTCTAGAAGGTATTCATCGAACTTCTGAAGTGATGGCCTGTAAAGCTTTGAGAGTTCATGAAGATTGCGCGAATGAACGTCGAGAATGTGGTCTATATTCCTGGGATAAGAAAGCCGGGGAAAAGGGCAATGAGCAACCACTCAAGGTCAATGATCATACTCAAGACGCCAAGAGATATGGAGTAATGGAACTGTTCCCTGAATGGAGAATGGTATCTACTCTTCAAAGAGCTGCTTAAGGAGCTAAAATGGCACATAATTTTGGTGGTTTCTCAGCTTACGCTAATGACGAGGCTCCCATTGAGGAGATGTCGAATGACGGTGGGCTTCCTGGTTCTCCTTATTACGCTGGAGACGGCGGTGATGGTTCTGGTGTAATGAGACGTCATCATGTGGAAGGACTTCGTGATTTAGACCGTAAACCTGCAGAAGACTCAATGTCTGTTCCTGAAGGAATGAACTCAGGAATTAGTGAAGATTCGCTCGGACCAAGTGGTAAGAAATTCACTGAGCATTTACACTCTCGTAAAGGTGATGGTAAGTTCGAACCATCATCGATGCGTGGAAAAGAAAAAGAGTAGTCAAATTCGCAATACTGAAAGGTAAATGATGAAACGCCTTGCATTCGCTCTATTGCTTCTTACGGTAGTTCCTGCGGTAAAAGCCCAGAGTCCTACCCTGCCTCAACCAAACTCAACTCTGGCGAATGACCCTGTTTTTCGGCAGATGGTAACTGAACGTGAACTCTTGTTTAAGAAACTTCAGGATATTACCGAGTTTCAACAGTTCATGCAGGTTGAACGAAGCATTGAGCAATACGTAGCTACTCATCCTCAGGCTCCTGATCCTAAGAATGCTACTCCGGTAAAGCCTGTTACCCACAAGCCTGCTTCGAAGAAGTAATTCTAAAAGAAAGGAGGTCTGATGCCACGCAAGAAATCTACCTCTAGTATCAGACCTCTTCCAGCAAATGACGACAATAATTACGTTCGTCGTCCTAGTGGGATTGCTACTGACAGTTATAGCAATGCTCCTGCTCGTCTTGGTAATGGTACTCCTAATCTTGTACAGGCTGGTAATTATCCTCTTATTAGACTTACTGAGGATTATCCACTTATCTTGAGTCTGTACAGAAGTTCTTGGGTCATACGCCGCGTCATAGATACTGTAGCAAATAATATCTACAGTTCTTTTCCTACTCTTACAGCTGATCTAAAGCCTGAGCAGATAAGATCTTTTGATAGAGTAGTTCGAAAAACAGCTACCCTTACTAAATTGCGCTCAGCTCAGAAGTGGGGAAGACTCTTCGGTGGTGCTGGTGCCGTAATAGTCATCGACGGTCACGACGATTTGATGCAACCTCTTAGTTTAGACGATGTAGAAATTGGTTCTTTTAAAGGATTGATTCCTTTAGATCGGTGGTCTGGAATTATTCCAGGACCTCAGATTGATTCTAATATCAACAACATCGGTAATTTCGGTCTACCTCTATACTATAACTGCATAATGGATGCAGGAAATGTAAACATCCACCATAGTCGTATTTTGCGGTTTACAGGTAGAGAACTTCCACAATGGGAAGTTCAGGTTGAACTATATTGGGGAATGTCTGAAGTCGAAATTGTATTTGATGAATTACGTAAGAGAGATTACAGCTCTTGGAACATTGTGTCTCTGTTAACTCGTGCTCAAGTGCTAAGTATTGAAGAACCCCAATTAGCCACTTTGATGTCTGGTGCTGGTGGTAGTAATAAATCTTATGGAGATTTCATCAAGAGGATGGAATCCATCAGTCAACTTCTTAATAACCAGGGTCTTCTAGTTCTTGGTAAGGATGGTAAACTCCAGCAAACTTCTTATGGTTTTGGTGGAATCTCCGATGTCTATCATGAATTTATGAAAGATCTCGCAGCTTCATGTGAAATTCCATATGAAATCATCTTTGGAAGAGAGTCTGGTCTTGGAAGTAATTCTGAAGGATCTCTTCAACTTTATGACAATTTGATAGAAGAGAAACGTAAATCTGAAGCCGATCCTAATATGGATAGACTTATTCCTATTATAGCTCAGAGTACGTTTGGTTTTGTTCCCGACGATATCGATCACTCGTGGTCGCCGTTCAGATCTCTCTCGCAAGAGCAGCGCAATAATCTTGCTCGTGGAACTACGACCTCAATTGTTGAGGCCTTTAATTCTGATCTTATTACTAAGCGTGAAGCTAGAACTGAACTCAGAAATTCAAGCTTAGTTCATGATCAGTTTAGTAGCATTACTAAAGAAGCTCTAGCAGCAACCCCAGACAAGTTTGCTTCTGAGCTTGGCATGGGAGAAATACAAGTACCTGAAGGGGGAGGTGATCCATTCTCTGAAGGAAGTGAAAAGGAAAAACCTGCTAAGAATAAGTCTGATAAAGATAAATCTGATAAAGATGAATCTTCTAAGAAACTCAAAAAGAAGAAAAAGAATAAACTAGCAAAAGATTCCTATCCTTCAGTTGAGAGTGAATCTCTCAAAAATCCAGTAGGAATTTTAGACTGGATAAGTAATAAAATCAATATGTTCAGGGCCTCGCAATGAAAAATTTATTTGCAAATGCTCTCGACGGTCTTTACTGGGCTAGTGACTCATTACCTACTAAGAAATTTCATGACTTAAATTTAGTTATAGAGACTCCTAAGTTTGGAATGAGGCAAGGTCCTGGATGGATGTCCAGCCCACCGGCCGACTACGGCTATATCCTGGACACTACAGGTGCTGACGGTGACGAAATGGACTGCTATCTAGGACCTAACCCAGAAAGTACAATAGTTTATGTGGTTGATCAAAATAGGATGGATAGTCCTGTGTTTGATGAACACAAATGTATGCTCGGTTATAATTCCATGGCAGAAGCTAAGAAAGATTACTATGATGGTCATACTCATGGAATTCAAATCTTTCGTAACATAACTGCTTTACCTTTAAGTGTTTTTAAAGCTTGGCTTAAACATGGAGATATCTCTAAGCCTATAATTCTACAGTAACAAGATTAAAAGAGACTTATATGACTAACGATGAAATTTATCGATTAGCAAAGGCTGAAGACGTACGGTGTATAAAGCCTCTTATGAATTTAGTTACTCTAGCTGCTCTGGAGATTCTTAAATTAGAATCTAAAACTCCAGTTCCAGAGGGAGTGAAATTTGTCGACCTCTTTCCTCGTCCCTGATCGCATAGAATCTGCTTACAGATCAGCTATATCAAAAGTAGTTATGTCTTGGATTCCTCCAAAGATAAAAGGCATAAGTCCTTCTTACTGGCTGAAAGAGTTATCTGATGTTAGTACTCGTAAAAGTATCATTAATGCTAGTACTAATATAGCTGTAAACATGGTGAGTAGAGTCAACGTAGTAAATGTAAAGTCTTGGAGAGAAGCTGCTCTTAAGGCTCAGAGTAGTAGATACATTTACGAACTTCTACAACAAGAGTTATCCGGTCCTGTCGGAGTACGAATTAGACAACTAGTACTAGAGAACGCTAAAGTACTAGGACAGATACCTACTGACGTTTCTGATATTCTTGCTGAGGAAATAGCTAAAGCTCAGCAGCAAGGCACCAGGCCTGAGGCCATCGAAGCCCTTTTGAAACATCGCTTCACGGACATTATGTCCTGGAAAATAGCTCAAATAGCTCGAACTCAGTCTGGATCAACCAGTACTGCTTTAACTAGAGCTAGAAGTGAAGAGCTTGGACTTCCATGTTTTATTTGGGATACGTCTGAAGATAGACGAGTAAGACACTCCCATAGAGTAATGGATGGCGTAGTAGTTTTTTGGAATGATTTGCCCTCTCCTGAATCTTTAGTAGGACAAAGAAGCTCTTTCGGTCGTTATGCTCCTGGGGACTGTACTAATTGCAGGTGCTATCCTCGTCCAGTATTAACTCTTGAAGACGTTTTTCAAAAGAAAAATAGTCTGATTAAAGTATATGCTGATGGTCAGATAATTAAAATGACTAGGATGAATTTTTCTAAGAAATCTGGAATTGAATCCAGAATGGCAGCTTAAGGAGAACTACTATGAAGAATTTGGTTAAGATTTTTCTAGCTATTTTGCTCGGAACATCTACTGTTTTTGCTCAAGTTGCTGGGCCTGTTGCTGCTGTTCCTGGTACTCCTGGAGCTGCTGCTGTATATGGAACTCCAATCAATGGGACTCCAGTAATTATCCCTGGTACTGTTATTCCGACTAATGGAAAAAATGTCCTCACAGGTACAGTCACAGCGACAACCGCAACTACAGCTCCTGCAACAATTACAGGAGTCACTACGAGTTCAGTATGTGTGTTTTCTGCTGCTAATGCTATTGCTGCAGCCGCTATCATAGCCGATAACGCATTTTTAACGCCTACTGCTAATACTGTGACTCTTACCTTTAGTGCTGCTCCAGCGACTACCGGCGGAATCTTTAAGGTTCTCTGCACAGTTAACTAAGAGGTTAATATGTCGATAAATCCCGGAAGATCAGCTTTTCCATCAGACAACCAGAAGCCTTTTGAAGGTACTGAGAATTCTGATCCAGGTAATGGTGGTGGAAATAGCGGTGCTGTACTGAGTCCAGCTCCTGGTCTCGGGCTATCTGCTTATCAAGACCCTAGAGTTCCTGTAGAAGCACCACTACCAAATCGTCAAGGAGGAAGCTAGCCATGGCAAAAATCAATGGCGGATATAGCGCAGTTTCTTGGGGTCCTACTGTGGATTCAACTCCACATGATAATGGACCTATTCCAGAGATGAGTACTAGCATTCCAAGTTCTATTCCTGAGCTTGGAGCACTAGCTGATGCTGATCCGTATTCTGGTATAGGAAACTACGGTAGTCCTGATAATCCTCCGGCTATGGATTCTGATTTTTCTAAGTTAGAACATAAACTGGAAAATAAACCAGGAGTTACTAACCCTGCTGGCCTCGCAGCAGAAATTGGAAGAAAAGAGCTTGGACAAGCTGAAATGACTCGTCGAAGCGAAGAGGGTCGAAAACACTAGTGCCAAAATATCACTCATTGATGCTTAGCCCCAACATCTCAAAAACTGTTGAGGGTTATCTGATATGCGAGAATGTTCCACTTTGTCGAAGTGGTTTTCAAGATTATCTAGGAAAAGAACTAGAAGATTTTGTAGGCTACGAAAAATCCTGGGAATTGAATCCAAATCAATTATATAGGGTATATCGACCTAAGGAAGAAGTTCTTCATCCAGACTTCATCGCCAGTCTCGAGGGAAAAACTGTCGTTGATGAGCATCCGGATGGAAACGTAGTTCATGTTGATAATGATCAAGAACTCAACTGTGGACACGTGGAAAAAGTTGGACCAGGTCCTACTATAGATGGAGAGGTTACTCTTAAGGGTGATCTCATCATTAAGAATCCTGATCTGATAGAAAAAGTTCGACCAGAAAGCGATCCAGATAATGAATATGGAACCGCTGTTCGCGATGTAAGTTGCGGCTATGGTCTACACCTCAAACGTCTCGACGATGGGACGATTGTGATGCATCGGTTGCGTGGAAATCACGTAGCTGTAGTAGAAAAAGGCAGGGCTGGTCCGCGGTTTGCCATCAAGGATTCTGCTCCGCCCGAAATCAAAATAATCAAGGAGCCGATTATGTCACTAAGGAAGACGATTATCGGGCGAGGAATCCAAGCACTCTTCGGTGATATCAGCGCAGCAGAAAAGGAAAGCCTCATGGCTGAACTCGATGCTTCTGGTACTACGAAAATTGCAACAGATGCTGAACCCAAGGAAATGCACCCTGCTCACGCTTGCCTAGATCGTTGCTTGTCGGCGATGAAGGCTGGAGATTCTGCAGCTCTTGAAGAGCACAAAAAAGAACTCTTCAAGCACATCGGTCATCATGAGCCTGAACACATGGATGATTCTGATGTGGAAAAGCTCAAGGATGAAGAGAAGGAAAAGAAGGAAGAGAAAAAGGCTGGTGATGAGGAACTTGAGCAGGAAGAGAAAACTCCTGCTGAGGAAAAAGAAGAGACTCACGCCACCGACTCTGAAAAAGCCGAGAAAGAGATTAACGATCCTGGTGAATCTGTTCTTAAGGCCGCTAACGATTCTGTCCGCGATTACATTCGAAGCAGCCGTCCTGTGATTGCTGTCATTGCGAATAAGGACCAGAGCAAACGATCGAAGACAGAGCAGATCATGCTTGATAGTTATAATGGCGCTGTTAAGGGTCTTAACTCTCAGGTTGGTCGACGGTCTACTTATTCGGCTCTTTCTCGCACAAAGACGCCCGAAGGTATTCCTCCTCTGGCTACTGATTCTTCGGCAGTTACCAAGGCCCCTGAGACCTGCAACTGTTTTGACGGTGTTCCGTACAAAGTCGGTCTCAAGCGTCATGAAACCGCTCATCAGAAGGGAGCTAACTAAAAACTATGCCAGCCTCAGTAATTCCTGTAAAAGGACTATACCTCGGCTTTGTCGGTAGTATCAGCAACGAAGGTTATTCTCTTCGCACTGCTCGGCAAGTCAAATCTTCGGACACGAATCCTATCGCCTTTGGCGAAACGTTCGTTCTGAACGCAGATAACACTTACTCCAGCGTTAAGACCTTTATTGCTGGAAGTGGCACAGTTACAGCAGCTACTCCGATGGGAATTGCTGCAAGCAACGTAAACATCAATCCTACCTACAATACTCAAGGTACGGATGGTGTAAATACTCCTGGCGGAGTTTATCTGCCTGGAACTATTATGGATGGTCTTGTTCAGGGAACCATCAATGTTAGCTGCAACAATGGTACTCCTACGGCTGGCGGAAGCGTTTACGTTCGCACAGTTCTTAATGGAGCTATTCCAACTGGAGTTGTTGGCGGACTCGAAGCTCAGGCAGACGGCTCCAATAGCGTTCTCTACCCGAACTTTAAGTGGAAAACTGGTTTCCTCGAGACGGATCTTACGGCTCAGGTAACTATTCTCCAACGCACTATTGCCTAATCGGCGGAAAGGTAAGAAATGAATCCCAGAGAATATCAACAGAGCCTAAACGCTCTGCGCAGTGGGAAGGTACTTTCCGATGCCGCAGCGGCAGCAACCGGTCAGACCTTCTTGATGGCGGAACTCGCCAAGCTCGATCCAGTGGTTCGTCTTCCACTGGAAAACTACACCTATCTTCGCGATATTCCTATCGATCGCGGCGGTGGATGGATCATGAATCATATCGCCCACAACGTTGATTTTCGTGGACCTGCTGATGACTCAGCTGGTTCTCAGACCAATGATTCGCGTGTGATCGAGTACAACGTCAACCAGGATACCTGGCCGGTATTCCCCTACCAAGTTCGCATCCGTATTCCCATCGTGGAATCCCTCCGGATGGCTCAGGTAGGACGTTCTCCTCAGGACTTGCTCGATAAAGGCGTTCGCGTCGACTACAGCAAGACCCTTGATCGCCGTACATACGCAGGATTTGCTGGACAGTACGGGTTGGTTAACAATCCGGAACTGACACAGACATCCTTGCCTGCAACTGGAACCGGTAACACTACGACATGGAGCACGAAGACTGCCACTCAGATTCTCGGCGACTTCAATTTCATGGCTGAGACCAACTGGCTTGCCAGCGGTTCGGCTCCTGGCGCTATGCCGGATCGTTTCCTTATTCCTCCGGCGCAGTATATTCAGATCACCCAGCCGATGGCGGTTGTTGGTGGACCTTCTGGTTACGCTTCCATTCAGGACTATGTCAAGAAGAACTACCTTGGCTCGGCCTTTGGAATTGAACCGGAAATCTACCCTCTGCCTGAATGGCTCGACGGTCAGGGTAGTGGCAGTACGCAGGAAATTATCGCGTACAAGTATGACAAGGACTGCTTGAGCTTGGGTATTCCCCAGGAAATCACGCGGTTTGGTGCTCCTCCGTCGATCGTATCTGGCTGCTTCGAGTTCCTGTATCTTGCGAACATCGGTGTAGTCAAGATCAATCGGCCTACGACCGTAGGTCTCTTCTACGGCGCATAACGTAGTAGTGTGCAACCTGAGTATGGTATAACTCTCATACTCAGGTTGCACATCAATCTATAGATTGGAGATATGACGCCGTGAAAATCCTTGCCCATAAGAATCTTAACCTGCATTCAGCTTCCTCAAAAGGTAGACTGATTCATATCGCAAGTAAACAAGTAAAGATTGTTCCGGATGACGTTGCTGATCATCCTGCTTTTGATCTTCTTCGTGATGATGGCTCTATCATCATTATTAAGGAAGAGAAGTCTGACGATATTCCTGAAGGAATCAAGGAATTACTCGAAAAGTATCCTGATGCCGCAAATCATGTCGAAGAAGCTCGTATTTCTGGTTCTCCTCTCCATTTAGTTGAGGCAAAACTTGCTGCTCAGGAAGCTGAGAAAATCAATGTCTCTAAAGATGAAGATTCTAATGAGTCGAAATCCGATGAATCAAAGAAGCTTGACGAAGAGTCTAATTCTGACGATGAAGAAACCGATGAAGAATCTGACGATGAAGAAACAGATGACGAGAAATCAGAGTAAAGAAAATAACTAGAAGAGGTAACTAAATGGGTACGCCTGGTTTTCCTGACATCGTCGGTTTTTACGATATGCTGTATGGTACAGCTGGAGTCGATTGGCAAACTTTAGGTGGATGGCCATTTAGTGGAGCATCAGGATTAGTATTCTCAGGAAATCCTCCTTACACGGTGACGGATTTCCTGGGAATCTATCCTAAATTTCTGGGACCCTCTACTAATTTTAGTGGCGTTGTAGTTACTAGTGGATCGCCAAACATTACTGGATTTACTAGTACTGCTGGAATTGTAGCTGGTCAACTTATAGTAGATCCAGCTTTTCCCAAAGACACTCTCGTTTTATCTGTAGCTCCAACTGGTATAGTCGTTACTCAAAATGCTTTAGCTAACGGAACTACTCTTGTTGTATATGAGACTCCTATGATACCTATAGGAGTAATAGCGATGTTCGTTACTCTTGCTGGTGCTTGTGTTATGTGTGCTAGATATCATGAAATGTGGCCTTTTATGATGTCACTGTTTGTAGCTCACTACTGCACTCTCTATATGAGAACCGAAACAGCTTCTCCAAATGAGACTCCTTCACAGGTTGCTTCTTCTGGTCTTACAAAAGGTATTCTTATACACCGAGCGGCTGGCGATGTTAGTGCTACTTCTCAGTTAATTGCAGGATATGAACAATGGGGAGCTTGGACTGAAACTCAGTACGGTGAACAGTTTATAACTATAGGAAGAGCTGTTAATTGTGGTCCAGTATGGGTGCCGTAATGAGAAAAAATCTCGATCTAGACGAACCCAATAACAGCTGGACTGACCGAGAAATTATGGTTTGGGCAGTCAAGAACGGAATAGCAGATGAAGCCCACAGTATCTGTAAAGAAAACCAGTCAGTCGGCAAAACTTCTGGCCAATCTAAAAGGCCTCACTAGAAAGGCAGTTTATGTAGGTATTCCTACTACTTCAACTAATGATCGAATAGATCAACTTTTAGACATGACTAATAAGTTGAGTGGTACAAATACTCGAAGTAAAAATAAGAAGAAAAAACTTATCACAGCTGCTGTAAAAACTGCAGCAAATCAGGTGAATAACGCAGAACTGCTATATACCTTCAGTAAAGGTTCTCCAGCTAATAAGCAACCTCCTAGACCAGTCATCGAGCCTGCTATTGTAGCTCAAGGAAATAAGGAAGCAATATCTTTTGAATTAGGTCAAGCCACTAAGGCTCAACTATCTGGAGATTTTCCTGAAGCTAAACGTAGATTGAAGAGAGCCGGTATGGCTGGTCAAAATGCCTCTCGTAAATGGTTTACTGATAGTCGAAACAACTGGGCACCTAACGCTCCGAGGACTATTGCGGAAAAAGGTTCTGATGTTCCTGGTATAGACACAGCGGCTATGAGAAGAGCTATTATCTACGTTGTAAAGGATGACACACCATGAGTGAAGTTAGCGATCTTTCAGAGGTAGTGAATGATGGGGTTCTATCAGAATCTTATTTTATTCTACGTCAGACGGGTCATTTCGGCTTAGGTGGATGGATCATAGATTCTTCAAGTAATCTTAACGGGTGGGGAGTAGTTTCAGTAGCCACGGAAGAAGACCTTTTGATGATTACAGAAGGTGATAGAGTTACCGGAATAATGGTCTTTCATTCCGAGAAAAGAATTTACGAGACTCAATTAGACACTGCTCCTACTAATTCATCTAGTCTTCAGAAATTTAGCGATATTATGATTTGGAACCATCAACAGTGGAGAGTACTAGCTGTAGGTCCTTATCCTAACAGAAAATTCTGGAGAGCGTTAGCGGTCAGAATGGCTGGTGTTTAATGTCTATTATAACTTATCCAGACGGTTCACAATTAACATCAACCGCTCTAACTGATTCAGAAATACAAACTCTGATGCAGACTATAAGTGCTCAGATGTTAGGAATTATAGTATCTCCATTCACAATAAACATTACAACTACTCAAAACAGTAGTGTTTGTTCAGTGGTAAATACTCTTAATCTATATGCTGGAGAACTTGTAGTTTCTGCTGGCATTCCTGAGAATACCTTAATTATAGCAGTAGATAACGAAGCGAAAACCATTACTTTAAGTAATAGTGCTACTATAACTGGAACTGAAGAAGCTACAATTACAGATCCAAATTGTTATTTTAAAGTAAGAATCGGGTGGCAAATCGAGGGTCAACCAGGTCCACCCATCGATCAAGATACTGTTACTATATCGGCAGTTACTCTAGACACTGATTACTCTAGAATGCACGATATTGTCAGTTCTGAATCTATGGATGGGACGCAGAGCATTCAGACTGATGTATACACTAGAGCGTGGAAGATAAACTGGACATTCTACGGGCCTAGTTCAGTTGACCACGCCAGAGCAATTAGATCAGCTCTAGTTACTATTCAATTTGTTACTGATTTTCTGTCTACTTCTAATCTGTATGTAAATCCAGACATAGAAGTACCCAAAAGATTTCCTGAAAATTTCCAGGGAAGATGGTGGGAAAGAGTAGATTTAGAAGTTCAGTTTAATGAACAAATTACTGAAACCTTTACTGTAGGGACCGTTCAGTCTGTCGAAGTTAAAATGTACACTAAAGACGGGCTACAATCTGATTTTACAGTTACAACGCCATAAGGAGTTTAAGATATGGGATCATCTACTTTGCCGCTGTCTATTATCGCCGATGTAACTGTAGTGACATCTTCACCTCAGGTAGCGGCTCCGACCTTTAATATAGGTTTGATTATTGGTCCTTCAACTGCTATTCCATCGTATGGAGCAAATTCAAGAGTTCGTACGTATCTTGCAGCTACGTACTCTACAGCTATGTTAGCTGACGGATTTACTACTGATGACCCTGAGTTTATTTGTGCTCAGATTTATTTCAGTCAATCTCCTCAACCTCAGACACTTCAAATTGGTCGTCAAGATTTAACTGCTATTGCTGCTGCTGCTCCTGCTGCTTCAGAAGGTGGTACAGGATATGTGGTTGGAGATATCGTAGGAGTGACTCAATCGAGTGCCTCTTTCGGTGAGCTTCGAGTATCTACGATTGGTACCAACGGCGTAGTTACTGCGCTTACTACAGTTGCTGGCAATCAGGGAACGGGTTATTCTGTAGCTTCTGGCTTGGCTACAACTGGAGGTTCCGGTACTGGACTTCAGGTAGATATTACCGCTATTGGAGAAACTCCTCTTCAATCTGTTCAAGTTTGCAGAAATGTTAGTGCTTTGTGGTATCCTTGCATGGTTACCACCGCTGTCGACGCTGACCACATTGCTATTTCAGCTTGGGTATTGTCTCAAGTCGGTACAATCTACTTTGGTACTTCCTCAGCTGCTACCGTTCCTGCTGGAACTGCCGGTAATCCTTTTCTTACCATGTATGGCGCTGGCTCTAAGAGAACCTGGATGCAGTGGGCTACGACGCAAAGCGGACTCATCCCAACACAAGCATATTTTGTTGCTGCGGTCATGGGTCAAGCTATGGCTTCAAACACTCAACTTGCTAATTCTGCTTTCACTGAAAAGTTTAGCGGTGGAGTTCCTCTCGTCGGAGTATTCGTAGAACCCAATCTAACTACCACTCAGATTGCTAATATCGAAGGACAGAGCACTTCGCTTGGCCCCAATGGAAATCTTTATCTAAATTACGGAAATTCATTCAATGTGCTTGAACAAGGCACCATGATGGCTCCCGGAGTTTTCTTTGATCAGATTTTAAATCTCGATATTCTAGCTTCTAACATTCAGTTTGCTATCATGAATCTTCTGACTTCATCTCCGAAGATTCCTCAAACTGACGCAGGTCAGCAACTCTTGATACAAGCAGTCGAGTCCGCTCTTACGCAGTCTGCTAACACCGGATTTATTGCTTCGGGAGTTTGGAAAGGACAGAATATCCTCAACCAGATTACTCCTGGTATGGCTCTTCCAACTGGATTTGCAGTAGTATCTCCTCTTTATAAGACTCTTACTTCTGCTCAAATCCAAGCTCGTCAAGCGCCTCCTATTTATGTGGCTCTTATCGAAGCTGGAGCTGTTCACTTCGTGACTATCGAAGTTCTTGTACAGGTATAATCTATAAGTCTCAAGGGTTATATGCAATTCGAGTATGAATATACATACATATTTGGGTTGCATATGATTCCATGGGAATCCAGGATATCTTAGTGATGACCCTGGTGAATACTAATCATCATTTTACTGTTCGGTATTTGAAAGGATAACTCATGGCTACAACCTATGCCTTCAAGAGTGTTGTCGGGGCTTTTGCTGATCCTGACGTTGGAAGTTTCCCTTTTGCAGGACAAGAGGGGGTCAAGCATATTACGATTGGAAATGCTACAGATCGTACTGTGCACGACACAGCTGCTGATGGTACTGTCATGGTATCCTATGTTTCAGGTGCTTCTGGTTACGCTGAAATTGAATGCCAACAGAATAGCACTCTTAATCAGTTTTTAGTTAACTGGGCAAATGCTAAGTTTACAGAGAGTGAAAATGGTGGAGCAGCTAATTTTGCTGCCGCTGTTCTTAAACTCGTAGATCTTCTATCTGGAGCCAACCATACTCTTACAGGAGTGTCTCCTCTGAAGATTCCAGATAAAGCTTATGGTCCTTCAGGAGCTTCTGTTACTTGGCGATTGATGGCAGCTCAAGTTGTGACTCAGTAGGTTTAAAATCTTATTATCAAGGAGAATCAAAAAGTGGAACCCCGAGTAAATCAAAAGGAAGTTAAGGTAGGAGAACAATCTTACTCAATTAAGAAGATGGACCCACGACTAGCTTGCTGGCTTTTCTCAGTCCTAGCAGGAAAAGCTCCCTCAGGGTCTTCTTTGTTGGCTGCCTTGGGAAACTGCTCCAAATCAGAGTTTGATGAAATTCAAGGTCATGCTCTTCGATTTGTGTTCCACTGTGATCTCCAAGATGGGGTGCTTCTAGAGATTCCTATTCTCGGTTCTAATGGAATGTGGGCCATCAAAGAACTTAATGATGATCCATCAAAAGTTTATAAGTTGACTACTGAGAGTATCATGTTCAACATAAATCCTTTTTTAGAAGGAAACAAGTCGACCGACCAACCGTTGAATCGCTAAATTCTTTCGGATGGGAACCAGCTTTTTATACTAGTCTAAGTCCAATACTCATGAGACCAGTAGAAGCTGGACTGTGGAAACTCCACGAAACATTCGATGGAACTTACATAGTGGATGACTTGTTTGACATCCTAGAAATGATGGATGTAAAGATGGAGAACGAAGCACGAGCCGAAGAATATAGGAGAAGAAAAGAAAATGTCCGCTAACATTCTCGATTCCTATTTAGTAAAACTCGGTGCTGTAGTAGATGGTAGTTCATGGCAGAAATTTTCTTACACTCTTAGAGACGCTGAGAAAAATGTCTTGTCATTTGCTGGTGGCACCATGCTCAATTTTCTCAAGGTTGAGGCTACTATAGTAAGTGCTCTTTCTGCGGCTGGAACAGGAATCATAGCTCTAGCGGATAAAACCGCAATGGCTGATCAACAGTACAGACTCTTTGGTATGAGAATGTTAATGACCAAAGAGTCTGCCAGAGCCATGAAAATTGCCCAAGATGAGCTCGGTGCTTCTCTTGATGAAATTGCTTACGATCCAGAACTTAATAAAAGATTTCAATATCTCTATGAGCAAAACATAAAGCTCGGTAGAGCTATGGGCGACGGGTTTGACAGTAACATGCGTAGTATTCGTGATATTCGCATGGAATATGGAAGATTTACCGCCGAATTAGAATTTCTTGCTGGTGGAGCAGTTAGTAAACTTTTCGAAAAATTGGGATTTGGTTCTGGAGATGTTCTCAATAAGCTTAATAAGCTTAATGATTGGTTCACAGAAAATCTTCCGGGAATATCAGATCAAGTAGCTAATAAGTTAATTCCAGTTTGGCAAGATTGGGTAGTGGTCGGTAAAGACCTTAAAAATACAGTTAAGGATGTTGCTGGAGAATTTCAGTTTTTAACTGGAGTAATTACTGGAGATGATTCACTTCAGACTAATACTCTAAATGTTAAAGACGCCACAAAGGCAGCTTTAGATTGGTTAGATGTACTTGCTGAAATTGCCCTTACTCTTCAACTGATTGCAAAAACAGGTACTCATGCTTTTGCAGCGGGAACTGAAGGATTAGCATCTTTGATGGCCAGATTTCATGGGAATACAAAAGAAGCAGATAGATTAAACTATCTTTCTCAGCAAGACATGAAAGCCGCTGTTAATAATGTTGGAGATTATTTCTCAGGTAACGGAGCTAATGGACTTAACAAAGATTTTAGTGGAATCAATGATTTCTTTAAGAAACAAAATGAAAGAACTCAAGCAGAAAACACAACAAATCCAAACTTAGCTAATCTAGTAAATCAGGCTGGTAAAAAATACAACATCGATCCTAATCTTCTATCTGCTCTTATCCATAAGGAAAGTAATTATAATACCGGTGCGATAAGCAATAAAGGAGCTAAAGGTTTGATGCAGATGATGCCAGGAACAGCTTCTCAATATGGAGTTGATAATCCTTTCAATCCTGCTCAGTCTATAGAAGGTGGAACTCACTATCTTTCTGATTTACTTAATAAATATAATGGGAATGTTGAGAAGGCTTTAGCGGCTTACAATGCAGGTCCTGGGAATGTTGATAAGTATGGAGGTATTCCTCCGTATAAAGAAACTGAAGACTACGTAAGAACTATCCTGAGAGACTATAGTCGGTACAGCAATGATGCCCATAGAGAAGGAGAAGCTGTTCATATAGGAACCGTTCACATTCATGTTCCCCATGACCTCCCATCTGATCAGTGGTCTCATTTCGTTAAAGAATCTATGGTTGATCTTACAAAGACTAACAACGCTAAGACCATGGCACAGACTGCGGGAGGAGCGTTCTTCTAATGGGATCAGGTATTATTTTTCCGCTAGGTTCTATAGCAGTAGCTGAAACTGAAGCTATAATAATTTCTAGTGAATATCAGAGTCCTCACGTAACTGTGGCTTCTCAGGGGGCCTGGACTCCTCCTCAATATTCAAAACCTGCCTTAACTATCTTAACTGTTCCAGCGACTTCAAATACCGCTACTGGCCAACCCTCTACTCCAGCAATTAATTACGTTTTCGATGCTGTTATGAGACTTAACCACAGCCGATCTCTAGTTAAGACTCAGCATCCTGTTCTTACAGGAGCTAATATCTCAGATCACGCTTATGTTAAACCTAGTGTAGTGGTCTTAGAAATTGGTATGAGTGATGCGATGAGTTCATTTAGTGCTGGAGTGTGGGTAGGGGCAGCCACCAAGAGTGTTTCAGCTTGGCAAATTCTCAAACAACTTCAGGTTAGCAGAACTCTTCTAACTCTTACAACTAGATTAGATACGTATTCTAATATGCTGATCGAGAATTTAACTTCTCCAGACGATAATAAAACTCTTCATGGTTTGAGAGCGACCGTGACTTTGGGAGAAATTCTTTCAGCTAGTGTATCTTCTGTTCCTAATGTTAGTGCCAGACCTCAAACATCTGGTAGTTCTTCTGGTGGAACTATTCAATCTGTTCCTCCTAATCCATCGCAGACTGAGCAGAATGTCATTCCATCTACGCTATGGCCTAACACTCCATTATTTCCATCAGTCCCAGGCGCTGGATTAGTCAGTAGCAACAGTCTGGGACAAGTCCCGACGGAGTAAGTCATGAGTTTACAGCTTATACCTCTTACTAATTCTCCAAATCAACAATTCACGGTGTTACTACAGGTTGACGGAACTCCATTAACTTTAAATTTAACTATTAAATTTAATGAGATGTCTGGCTACTGGATACTTTCTATTTCAGATGTGAATAATAATCTACTAGTAGATTCTGTTCCAATGATATGCGGTAGTTATCCAGCAGCTAATCTTCTTCAACAACAAAGATACTTGAATATTGGTAGTTGGTATATAATCAACGTAGCTAACGGAACCCCAACTGGGGGTTCTGGAATAGGCTATGGTCAAGGTGGATATGGTCAAGGACCGTACGGCGGACAAGCCGGCCAAGGTGGAGAAGACTATCCAGATGCGAGTAATTTAGGAACTGATTTCCAACTATGGGTGGATGATACTCCTAATATTTAGATTAGGTTTTATATGCAAATAATGACTAAGTGTATTATCATGAATAATTTGCATATAATTCCTGACGCAACCTGGATTAACTAGAGAATGACTCCATGAGCACTCAATCAACTACACCATTCTTCGGAAGAGCATATTCACTAACTATTACTCCAAATCAAGGTCCATCAGCAGGAACTCCCATAGTTATTACGAGTGACTCTTTTGAACCCAATGCCTTAAGGGTAACTTTTGATATAGTTCAATACGCTTTCTCAGCTTTCTGGGCAGCAGAAATAAACATCTGGAATGCTGATGGACCTATATCAACTGGACCTTCTGCAGGAGTTGATTTGTACCAAGCTGTGATTCAAGAAGGTGACATAGTAACTTTAGCAGCTGGATATCAAGCTGACTATCCTTATCCTTCTGTTCCTCCAGCTATTTTTACTGGTCCAGTATTTTATACTATTCAAGATAGACTAGATGTCGTAGACAGAAGACTCACCATTCACTGTCTCTTGAATAGAGCACTAACTACTCAAAATTTTCTCAACGCTACTTTACCTGCTCTATCTACTCAGTTTACTCAAGCTCAGTTTATAGCCAGTCAGGCTCTCAATAAGATTGGATTGAATAATTCTCAGGTTCAGTCGGTTATAAATTCAGCTACTCCTCAAAGAGGAGCTAATAGATTACCTAGAGGAAAATCTTACTTTGGTAATCCTCATCCTTATCTTAATGCGTTAGCTGACCAAAATAACCTATTATCGTGGTTTGATAATAAAGGATGGAATGTAGACTCTCTACAGCAACCTCTAGGAAATTTAGTAGCTACTTATGCTCCTATAGTTCCTCAAGGTGGACCTCCAGCTAAAGTTGGTGGAGTAACTCTGAGTCTCATAGGACAGCCTCAACAGACTCAACTAGGAGTGAATTTTAGAGTTTTACTAGATCCTAATGTTCAAATAACTGCGCCACTTCCTCAAGTGGCTGTTCAAAAACAGTTTATTAGACAGGCTCCTATTGCCTATCCATTACCCGTAGGACAGGGACCGCCGGTTCCTATTGTTGATAAGTATGCTGTAGTTGGAATTCGTTTTATCGGAGACACTAGGGGAAATACCTGGTACTCAGAAATTACTGGAATAGCTCAAATTCAGCAAGCTATTCAACTTCTTGGTCAAAGTCTTCAAGCCGACGCTACGGGGAATTAGAAAAATGCTATCAATTCAAGAGAGACTGGGACTACATACAGAACCTATTGCTGGGGCTGCCTGGCAATGGGCTTGTATGTTACGCTGCGCAGTTCCTGGAATTGTAGAATCTTTCGATCCAGTTAAACAAACTTGTGTAGTTCAGCCAGCCATTCAGGAAATGGTTCTTTTACCGCCTCCACCAACTCAACAAGTCACTAATCCTGGAAATACTCAGAACATTCCCACATCAGTAACAATTGAACCTATTCAAGATGTTCCTATCATGATGATGAGAGTTCCTGGTTGGTCGATGACTTTTCCAATCACTAAAGGAACAGAGTGTCTTCTGATATTTTCTGATATGTGTATCGACGGTTGGTGGCAGAACGGTGGAATCAACCCCCAGTATGATCGCCGTAGACACGATCTTTCCGACGCTTTTGCGTGGTTTGGCCCATGGTCTCAACCGAATGTCTTATCAAATTATTCTACCAGTTCTGTTCAAATAAGATCAGATGATCAGACTGTAGTTATAGACTTAGCTTCTAGCACTATTACAGTTACTGCTCCTAGTGTAGAAATTAAAGCTCAAGGCGGAACAGCTAAACCGGTTCTCACTAAAGATTTATATGACTGGGTGATCTCTACTTTATTGCCTGCTTTAGCTTCCCATAGCATTACAGTAACCCCTCCTCCAATTACTTCACTCACAACTATATTAGAGGCTGAGTAATGGCAACTATAACTGTAAGAAAATTAGATCCAGTTACTTGGGAACCTCAATTTGGTAACGGTCAAGAGAACTTCATCTCGGATCTAGAGGCTGTAACTCAAATTATAGCTACTAGATTAAAATTATTTCAGGGAGAATGGTTTCTTAATCTAGAAGACGGATTACCTCTGTTTCAATCTATCTTAGGTTCTTCGGGTAGTCAGAGAAATATCACAGTCATTACCAACTTGATAGCAGCTAGAATTTTGGGAACTCCTTATGTTACGGCTATAGTTTCTATTACAGCTACCTATCAAAATAGAAAATTTGTGTTTAGTGCAACGGTGGCTACTCAGTTTGGAGTTGTAACAGTGAGCAATTCTCCTGGAACCTCTGCTATTCTGACGAGTCCATCCTCCTAGAAAGGGCTCTGATGGCATATTTTCCTCCAGTAATTACGGCAGCAGGGCTCTCTATACCTACTTTCAATGATATTCAAGCTGTTATCCTGAGCGCCTTTCAGTCGATCTATGGATCGACTACTTACCTCGGAAATGACTCTGCTGATTATCAATGGATTTCTGCTCTAGCTCTTAAGTTAAATGACAATATGGGTCTCTGTCAGTTGGCCTATAATGCTCGATCCCCACTTACTGCTATAGGTTCTGATTTAGATTCTATACTTAAGATTAATGGATTAACTAGACTTTCTTCTTCTAATTCATCAGTAACTCTGTTACTTACTGGTTTATCTGGAACTCCTATTTACAGCGCCATTATAGCTGACGTGAATGGTATTCTCTGGCAACTTCCTCCAACAGTAACTATCGGTCCTGGTGGAAGCGCTAGTGCTACTGCTATATGTCAGCAAGGTGGTCCGATTAGTGCTGCTCCAGATACTATCAAAACTCCAGTCGGTGGATTTACTGCTGGTTGGAACACAGTAACTAACCCTTCGGCCGCTAACGTAGGAACTCCTGTAGAATCTGATTCTAATGCCAGAGCTCGTCAATCTGTTTCGGTAGCTCTACCATCTAGTACTAGACTTGCTGGAACCGTCGCTGAAGTCAAAGCAGTGGCTGGAGTTACTCTTACTAATATCTTAGAGAATCAAACTGGAGTTACTGATGCTTACGGTAACCTTGGTCACTCTATGACTGCTGTTGTAATGGGTGGAACTGATTTAGATGTCGCTACTGCTATCTTCAATAATAGAGGAATAGGATGTAACACTATTGGAGCTACAGCCGTATCTATGGTTGAAGTTTCTGTAACTGATCCCAATTCTGGAAATGTTATGGTTATTGGTTTTGTTAGACCTGTATCAGTTCCCATTTATGTCATGCTTGGAATTCACGGTCTAACATCTAATTATAATTCTGCTATGCAGACGAATATTCAGAATGCCGTAGCTAACTATCTCAATAGTTTGCAAATTGGAGAAGAAGTTACTCAATCTGCTTTATATGGAGTGGCTTTGTCTGCTATGCCTAATCTGCTTCAGCCTGATTTTTCCATTAGATCTCTTCAACTGGGAATTACTTCTTCCCCTACTGGAACTACAGATATTGATATGGATTTCTGGCAAGTTTCTTCTGGCTTATCAGCTAATGTTACTATCAATGCGGTGTAAATCATGCCTGGACAACTTCCTATTCAATCACTTACTAATGGTTACTATCTAAACATATTAACCTCTGAATACAGAACAACCACCCAATTTAATCAGTGGTTTACTGTAGTTTTGAATATTGCTACTGATATTTCAAATTGTCTACAGTTTATTACGTCTGCTTTTGATTTAGATTTTGCTGTAGGAGTTCAACTAGATATTCTAGGTGTTTTAATTGGAGTTAAAAGAACAGTTCCTTTCCAGCCTAATAACGGAATAAGTCCTGTTCTCGATGATGACACCTATAGAATACTCTTGAAAGCTACTATAGCTAATAATCAATGGGATGGAACACAGGGAAGTCTGTATCCTATCTGGAAACAACTTTTCCCTGGTGGTCAAATTATTATCATAGATAATCAAAATATGACCGCAGACATCCTGATGACAGGGTCGTTCTCCTCTATTCTTCAAGACTTAATCACCAATGGAATGATTGTTCCAAGACCACAGGCTGTTCAATATAATTATGTCTTCGGTACGCTTCCATTCTTTGGATTCGGATTTAACAATCAGTTCATAGCTGGCTTTGGTACAGGCCATTGGGGGTAATAAAGAACAATGGCTGGCTCAACTAATCTTCTTCAATTTAATCCCGGCGCAGCTAATCAAGAAACTGATGCTCAATATGCAGCAGATTCTCAACGAGCTGGTGGAACTATTAATGGTCAAATCTTTAATGATCAACTGGCTAATAAGTTATTCTATCAGCTCTCTACTTTCTGTACGGCTTTTGGATTGATGATGGCTTCTAAAGGCTATACTATTACAGATACGGATATATCCGCTTTAGAAGGTCAATTAGCTAACGTTATCACAGCTGCTGATCTTAAAGCAAATCTTCAGATTTTAGGATTCTCTTCTACTACTAACTTTAACGCTGCTACTAGTAATGGTTTCCAAGTTACTCTTTCTGGAAATATGGTTGCTACAGCATCTGGAGTTTCTCCTGGTCAAGAGGTTACTTTCATAATCATTCAAGACGCAACTGGTGGTAGAGATATTACCTGGGGCTCAGGATTTGCTGGAGGTCCTAGCCCAGCTCCTAACCCTAATCAAGTGTCTATAATCACTTTTTATGGTGATGGTGGTGGAACTCTTCGATCTAAGGTAGCTGGCGCAGTAACGAATTAAGGGAGATTTTCATGCGTAATTTTTTTAAGATTAGTGTCGTTGTGTTGTTTTTAGTCTCAGTAGCCTGGGCTATCAACTATGCAAATCAGTATAACACTCATCTACTTAATTCACTAGTAGATAACACGCCAATTGGACAGAGTCAAGCAGCGGCCGGTACATTTACTACTCTTAATGGAAGTTCTTCTACTATTAGCGGAAATCAAAACGTAGGAAGTTTTCAGATAGGTGGAGGAGCCCCAAACGGTCAAGTTTTGATGGGTAATGGAAGTACTTACATTCCTCAAAATATAGTTATTCCTCCAGCTGGAAGTCAAGTAGTTAGCACAACTATTACCGGTTGTTCTTTCGGCGGTTATAGCAATCTTAATTCCTGTGCTGGTACATTCTTTTGGACGACTCCTTTTGGTGATACTAATTATGATATAACGGGATGCATAGCAAATAGTAATAATGCTGCTTCTGTTATTGTAGCTCAGACTGGAACAAAACAAACGTATGGATTTTCGTACGTAGCAACTTTGATTATGATTAATGGCGCTGGAGGAGGATGGGCTCCTCAAATTACGTGCTCAGCTTACCACCACTAATAGTTAGAAACCAGGAGATTTAGATGAGAAAGTTTTTGCTGTATGCGGCCCTAGTGTTTACTCTGGTTTCGACTGTTTCAGCTCAGTATGTCCCCACTCCTAACATTGGTTTAGAAATTCCAGCGAATGGTTCTAATAATTGGAACATTCCTCTTAACTATAATTTTAATAGATTAGATCAATTGCTTAGTGGGCAATTGTCTCTTCCTGGTCTTAGTGTTAGTGGAAATGTGACAGTAACTGGATCTGTTACAGCTAATAGCTTTATCGGCGCGGGTGGTGCTGGTCTTGCTACGGCTTCCATAGCTTCTCAGTGGAGTCCTGTATACTATTCTGCTTCTCCTACTGGAAATTCTTTTGCTGGAGTTTCTCCTTTTACTGGACTAGCAAAATATAGCGCTACCGGACCACCTTCTTCTGCTGTACTATCAGATATTAATTCTTTACTTCTAACTGGAAGTAATTGCTCTACCACAGGTACTGTTTATTCTCCAAAAAGTGGATCGTGTGTTGTTGCTGGTGGAGTAGCTGCTGGAAGTACGCAAGATGTTCAATTCAATACTAATGGGGCTTTTGCGGCTGACACGAATTTCTTTGGATACACTCTTGGGTCTCATACTCTTAGTACGACTAATCAAGTCAACAGCACTCTCTTTAGCTCAAAGAGCACAAACGACATACTGAATTCAGATATGTTCTTGACCAGCCCTACGAGTAATGACGGTGTACCGAATGCATTCGCTAGTTCGTATTGCTCACCTGGACCTTGCTTAGTTACACGAAATACCAACAGCGCTGACAACTATGACGTCGGAACGGCGTTTCCTCCAAGTGGCGACACACTTGTAGATCACCAACTTGGGCGCGAAACTTACATCATCCATAATCCTCCTGCCATTTCTGCTCCTCATACAAATAGCCCCTACGATTGCAACGGATTCAATGCAGCAACCTGCCACACAGTTTTGTTTGATACTGTTGACCCTACTGCCACTGTACAACCTACTAGTCGTCCGGGGGTGGAAAGTGCTTCAGCAGCATTCAATATGTGGAGTTGGAACTACGGAAATTGTCCAAACTGTGGAAATACGCAATGGGGACCAGCAGGGAGTATGGAAAGTTTGTATGCTGGTTTTAGCTCACAAGGTATTACTCAAGTTCGAACATCTGATGTAGTCAAGCATGGAACAGGAGATTGGAGTTCTTTCTATGCCTATTTCTTCAGTGATGGCGGGCAACCCGACTACTCTGGAGAAGGCGGAAATAATGAAACGATTCAAGGTGGTGAAACCAGTGATTACGGACACTTTATCGTAGGATCTGGGGGAACTGCTAATACCATATCTCTTCCAATTGTTTACAATTCTGCATTTACTCCGTCCAGTATAAATCGCAATGCTACTAGTGGTGGCGGTTATATGATAGATATTACTCAAGGATCAATTACTGGACATGTAACTGGAGTAGATCAGACTCTTCCTCAGAACGCTTATGTTGGAATACTTCCTATAGATACTTCAGTTACCCCTTCAACAGCATATGGAAACACAACTTGTGAAATGCCTGTTCCTGTATCCACCAATCCAAATCTGTACGGTTCAATTACCTGTACAATTAGTAACATTGGAGGAAGTAATTCAGCAGGTTTCACTACGGGGTTTGCGGAACTTTCAGGAGACTTTCCAGAGGGAGTAACTATTACATCTGCTCCAACTCCAGCATCAGGAGGTAGCCAGACGGTAACTTTTACCTACGTACATCCACATGGTTCTACTCAAACGATGCTGTGGCAGGGAAGTAATGTTATTGGAGATTTTTTAAGTTGGGATTACTACACTGGACTTAACTCTATGAAATCTCCATTTCATGTGTATGGAGCTACTGACTCAACCCATATTGTAGCTCAACCTCGTTTTGGTGGAGTAGTTATAAATCCTTATAATGCTGGAGTAGTTCAAACTGTTTCTAGTTTGACTCAATCTGGAACTACTGTAACAGCGCTGATCTATCCATCTACTTCAATATCTGCGATGCAACCATTTAATAAACAATCAGCAGTTATATCTGGTTGTTCTGACGCAGGATTTAATCAAACCGTAACTAATGTCACGCTTCATCCGGCTGCTTCTCCTAATCAGACAGTTACATGGACTTCTCCGGGAACTGGTTCTACTTGCGCTACTGCTTCTATAACTCTAGTTCCGGCAACATTCGCTTTTCATTTGTATCCAGGCGCTGAGCAGTTTGGTCCTGCGATTGCAGCACCGGCTAATCTTCCTCTCCTCATAAATAATGTTAATTGGACTCCAGGCGATCTCATCGAAATGCCTCACCACTTCGACTGGTCTGGAACTGATTTACGCACAACTTGGATTGTGAATAATGCGACAGCTGTATTTGGAGGAAACAGTAATGGCGCTGGACACACCTTTCAAGGTCCAGGAATCGGGGGTCAATTCAAACCATTCAATGTAGGTATCGCTAATCCATGCTCCTACTACGTAGGATGCGGGGGAAATATTCCTCCGGTTTACATGGTGATATTTGGAACTGGTGGTAATCCTTCTAATGGCGGTGTCAACGGAGGAGGAATCAGATTAGGAGAAGCTCCTATAAACGGTGGAGCTGGTCTAAGTATTGGTTGTGCCGATGCTGCTCTCGGAGGATGCTCAAGCATTGATCCAATTATCTTTCTCCAGACTAATGAAAACGCTCAAGGAATCTTTGAGTTTTTGCCTGGTCTTTCTTCATGGGCACTCCCTAGTTTAACTGTAGGTCTTCCATCACCAAATTCACGGCCAGGATTAGGAACTATCACAGCAGGTAGTTATCACATTGCTGGATTCGAAGATAATACTTTAGGACTTAATTTCTACGGATACGGTAGCACAGTACTCAACACTCTAGGATTCTGTAACCATAATTCCTTCACTTTTGCAATTTCGGTTGGAACCTGCACGAATGGGTCAAGGTTATCTACGTCGGTGGGAGAACTGGATGCTGGAGTCCTGAGGGCTGATGCTTCGGCTAGTTTGGCGAGTATTTCTGTTGGATTAGTTCCCCCAGTTAAGGCTCCTACTCTGGTATATACTGGAACAACTGGAACTACAGAAAGAAATTACGGAGTTTCTGTAGTTAGTCCTCTTGGAGTAGAAGGTGCTCTCGGAGAATCGACATATGTGGAGAATACCGCATCAACTCTAGATGCTAGCGATTATGTAACGATCACATGCCCCACATCATTACAGCCAAACTATCCAACCGGAACCACCTACAATGTGTGGTCTAGTACAGGCACTCCCTATCCCCTTGGGAATTGTCCAGTCGGCGGATCGATTGTTGATAATGGGACACACAGTGCAGGAACTTATCCAACTCAATTTGCCAACATGACGGCTTTGGCCCTACAGTGGCAAGTAGAACTCGGAGGAGCTCTAGGATTCTGGAACTCTAATACAACTGGTAAAGCTCTAGACGTCTATATCAATAGACTTAGCGCTAACACTATAGGAATTGGTTCGACCCCAGGAACGAGTCATAACGGCAGTTTTGAAGCAGCTACTATTACTGCTGATACTGGTTTTGCTGGAAGCGGATCGGCTCTTACTAATATTAATGCTGTAAAAGTTAATGGGGGTTCTCTTCCTACTTCCACTCCATATCTTGCCACTAACGGCACTGGTCAAGTAATTGCTTCAACCAATATTCCCGTTAGATATGTTGGGACAATAACTTCAGTTGCTGGAACTAGTGATACCCTATCTGTCACTGGTTTAACAACCTCGAATCATTGTTCTATACAATTTACAAACTCAGGATCAGCTGCTCTTACTGGGGATTTTGTTTCAGTAGGTACCGGCTCATTAACGTGGAATCATTCACTATCTGTAGGCGGTGAGACGGTGGATGCTTTCTGCAATATTCCTTAAAAGATTTACGCTCAGACCTCAATAAAGCGTAAATAGGGCGAAGATATTCTTCGACCCAATCTCCTAATCAGAGAGAATCAAGGCAGATGGGAAGTCATTCGTGAGGATGGCTTCCCGATTTTTCTTCACTTTTAAAAGTATTGGGGAATAAGAAATGATCAGAAGCATTCAACGAAACGGCCTGCTTTATATTCGATGCATGCTTTTGCTAACTTTTTTGTACATAGCTCTATCTGGTAATTATCCTCCGGCTCACGCTCAAGTTCCTACTCAGAGTTTTATACCGGTTATTAGTCAGGCTGATCCAGTTCAAAATGAGCAGATTTTAGAGTTGAATCGACATCTAGATAATACAGATAAAATAGTAGCTCAGCAAGAAACTGAAATTTCTAGTGTTAGAAATGACTACAGCCGAGGATACGGCATGGTCCAGGGATTTGGATGGCTTCTCACTTTTTTAGTTACTGCTAGCATTACAATTCAGGTTAGAAAGAAGGCATAATGATTTCCGAAATTAGTTTCGGTATCATGAGTATTTTCTATCATCTTTGTGTTGTCATTTCCTGTGCTTCTTTAGTGGCTAACTTTCTCCCCAGCGCCAGACTACTTAATCACTATCCTAAAGTTAAAGCTATTTATCTTCTAATAGTTGACTGGATAGCTTTACTTGCTCTAAATTTTAGAGCCGATCTTCCCTCTTTGGATAAAGAAATTTTAGGATTTAAACGTAGATTCAGACACGCCTACAGAAACTGGAAACAAAGTAGACAGGATACTGTAGTTAGAAAAGGAATATAACTGTGATTGACCTAGACGCTGTAGTTCTATTTGTAATTAAACAAGAAGACTCAACTCTATCTGGAATAATTACGAATGATCCACTAGATAACGGTGGAACTACTAGATATGGGTTAACTCAGAAATTTCACTCCGAACTAAAGCGGCAAGGATTTTTTGATAGAGGAGTTGTTCCTGCTGATCGTGCGCTGATAATGGCCCAACAGGCATATCAATCTCAATATGCACAACCTCTAATGTTGACGTCATTTAACTCTCAAGCCATAGCTACCGCCATGCTTTCATTCGCTGTAGTTGAAGGTAATCACGTTGCTGTAAAATGTCTTCAGACTTCAGTAACTAAATGTGGAATACCCATAACTGTAGATGGACTATTAGGTCATGCTACAGTAGATGGAGCAAATACTATTGATCAGACTTCACTTCTTCAAGAGTGGATCAATCAAGAGAATACCTACTTTGAAACTATAGTAGAGCACAATTCGAGTCAGCAACGATTTTTAAAAGGCTGGGAAGCCCGGGCTGAAAAACTTAAAACACTTCTGTAGGAGTCATTATGCATTATACTGCTTTCCAAATTTCTCTGTTTATGGTTCTGATCATCTTTGCTATAATGATTATCAGAGGTAAGACCGATCTTCCCCAGTTCATCGGTGCAATCAATAGTGTCGGCTCTCAGCCTACAGCCATAACTGTAATGATGATTGGTTGTATAATGCTGGTCATGTGTAAGATATACGGTTTGGATTCAACTATCGCTGGCGGTATTATCGGAGTAGCTTCTAATATGTTAACTAACATGTTTGTGAAGACCCATACCGATAATGCTGGTAATAAGAGCCAGGATTCAGAAATCCCAAAAGTGTAAATCAACCTTTAACGCTTTATCAACCAGAGAAAGAGAGTATCATGTCTAACCCAGTCATTACATTCTTTGAAAAGATCGGTTCTAAGCTCGCCAGCATGTTCAAGAAGGCTCCATCCATAGAAGTACAGGTTTCTTCAGCCATTAACTACTGCGCTCCCTTTGTTGAAGAACTCGACACCTTGGTTGATCCCACATTGGCTCCTATCATCAACCCCATCATCGATAAGGTTAAAACTGGACTCGCTGCTCTTGCGGTGACTATTCAGCAAGCAAGTACCCCTACTGGTCAAACCAATCTTCAGAGTATTTTCTCTTCGCTGAAGAGCAATCTCTCTTCGTTGGAGTCTGCTGCTCAAGTTAAGAATCCTGAGAATGCAGCTAAATTCTCTCAGATTGTTAACTTGATTATCGGAGAAATTTCCGCAATCTCAACCTCTGTAATCAAGGCTTAGTTTACTAAAGGAGATATCTGGTGGCAAAGTTACTCACTATCGCAAAGGTCGTGGCTCTCATTGCCATCAGTTTCTTCTTTGTGGAAGCTGGTCTATTCTTTAAGAATGGTATTATTTCTCTAGACAATACTTTAGTCTCCATTAATACAGCAACTGATTCTATATCAAAAGATTCCATTAAGCTTGGACAGACTCTTGATATGATCAACAATCCAGACCCTCGACTCGGAACTATTAAACTAGTGAACAAAGATCTGGTTAATTTAAAAGATACACTAGTTCTAATAAACATGAGCGCTAAGACCTTCAGCGATACGTCAAGAACCCAAGCTCTATACGCTCAGAAGTGGGACGGTCAAATCACCGACACTCTAGGAAATGTGAATAAAATTGCAGTCACAGCTAATCAGAGTATATCAGATACTTCTTTAGCACTACAATCTTCTGTGGTAGCTATAAAGCCTGTTCTTCAACAGACGACTTCTACTTTAGTCGCCACTGAGAAACTTATAAGTAATCCTGAAGTTGTTGAAACTATTCACAATCTCAACACTAGTAGTAAGGCCTTATCTGGAATAACCACAGACACTGAGACTTGGTGGCACAATACTCTCTATCCTAAGTGGCCAAGAAGAGTAATGAATGTCTTAACTAATCAGAGCATGACAGCAATTAAGTGGTTCACGGGGAATTAAGGATGATGTGCAAAATTTGCGTGATAATTTACATTATTACGGTATGCATATTTATCCTTAGATAACCCAGGTTTCTCTAGTATACACTTTAAATTACTAGTTTTTATCATTATATGCCATCGCCCGTACCCTTATCTCATCAATAAGGGTACGGGCTTTTGGTGTTTAAGAACTAGTGTTTAACTAGTGGACTTAAGGGTCTCTGTTTAGCTTTTACTTTTAACATGTTAGCTGAGATTACTTTCTCAACCATATTATTCACGTGTCGAATGGCTCTTTCACGGCTTGAGAAAGGTTTTCCTGGAACTCTATCTTTTCCCATAGTTATGAACCATTCGTCCTTGTCTTTTACTTTTCTAATCTCAACTACTTCTCCATCAAATATAGCAGTAGAGAGTTCTGGATTCACGTGTTTGAATAGGATTACCAAGGTCTTATCTCCGAGATATTAAATGTGACGTGATTCTAATGTAGTTAAATTACCAGGCTGGGCGATAATACCTTTGATATCAGGAGCTACATAATCAGGGCCTTTAGGAGTTTTTGTCCCGTATTTCTTGCCCTTTGTAGCTTTTACCGGAGTCTTAGTCATATTAGACCGATGAACTTCAGTAAAAATTCTATCGATAGGAATACCGTAGGAGATCATAGTACCAACCAACACATAAATAAGATCAGCGCAGCCATCAGCCATTTCAACAAGATCATTGCGAAGAAATGCTGTGAAGAATTCATTAAACTCTTCCATTATCAAATCTGATCTAAGTTGTTTTACCTCACTAGGAACTTCATGATTAGGTTGACTACTTTTCATGTGACCGTACTTTTCGTGAAACTCAAGAACAGCTTTCTCCATGGTTAACTGAGAGACGAGCATGGACTTCCTTTCTATGGTTAATCATCAATTGAACTACTCTATTACTTCCATATCCTACCTGAAGTATGTCTGCGCTATTAAGCCATGGAATTTTAGCTAATGGATTATTAGGACGAAGTTGTTCAACATTATCCATAGTAAGAATAGCTGTTTTTCTTATTTCCGGATAATAAATAGCATAAAGAACTAATGTATGTCTACTTATCAGTTTACAAACTTCGTATTGTCTTATATCCTTTTTGATAACTTTCCAAGGTTGAATGTAGTGAAAACCTTCAGCTAAAGTATATTCATCTCCTATTTTAGTCTCTATATATGTAGCTATTCCTGTTAGGAGATGAATGTAGTCTGGGAGACCTAGAGTAGAGCGATCACTTATCTTAAAGATTTTTCCTCCCATTTTTCTTTCTATGTCACTTGAGAGCGCTCCACCAAAGGTTGCTTCTAGCATCTTACCTCCTAGTATTATTTCTTGATGAGTCTTTCAATCATCGTTTTCACGTGCTCTTTAGAAGATATGTTCTGATCAAGCCATATTTTCTGTCGTTCAACAATATCAAGATATTGCTTTTCAGTTTCGATATCCTCAAATTTACTAGGCTCACCTTGAAAAGCAACGCCCATAACTGCGGCATCCTTCGGATCTGAGTATATGATACTCTCAGCCCAAGCAGCGTTAAGATATCGAGTTCTCCACCATCCTGATCCAGCAGATGGATAGCCAGTAGATAAGACTCCATAGCTATCAGCAAACAATCGAACAGTGTTACTTTCATTAAGAATCTGAGTTCCTACCATTCGTTTGTTTCCGACGTATAGAACTGGAATCTTAAAATTCTGTTTCTTCACCCATCGAGTGTGATCTGATAGCGCAGCCATTACCCACTGCCTCTTTTTCTCAAAAGGGGACGGAACTTCTACTGTAGGATACTTCAGCCATCGACTAGGGTCAACCGTAATGAGTTTAGCTGAGTAATTCTCTCTCATGAGAAATTTATGATCTCCCCAAGGAAACATAGGAGCGAGCATTGGAGCATTATTTCCTTCACTCGCTTCCATCATCATTTCGAGAGATTCTCGAGTTTTTTCGAGTATCTCAGATTGGTAAGGAAAGTTCTTATAACTTAGATATTTTCCCCAGCGCTCAAGAGCATATTTTACAGAATCTCCGTATCCACAGAAACTCCAATCATCAGCATAAACAGCGTGACGACCTCTCATCTGATCCATCGCATAATGAGTCTCTGGTACACGGCCAGAAGTCATCGAACTAAGTGGAGCAACTCCACAAAAAGCAAAGTCATAAATCGTTGGAAGTTCTTCTCCAATTTTTACTTTCTTTCGATGTACTACGTGTCCCATAGAGATTAGAATTTCTTCCAGGAGATATGAGAAAGTTATATAGTCTCCCTGTACTCGATCACTACCGAACATTCGAGTAGTGTATCCGGTAATTAAAATCCTCATGCTTTAGCCTCCACCTTAAGTTCAGGTATATATTTCTCAATTCTATTGGTGATAACTACTCCACATTCTTCCCATGTGGATCTGTAGTTCTGTTTAGATTTAACTAAAAATTTAACATCTTTCTCAGCTACGCTAAGACTTCCCAATTTTTCATTAAGATGTCTAGCTACTATTTCTCTTAGTTCTTTTTCGGTTAATTCTACTGTAACCATCACTATTCTCCATCTATATTGACTTTGATGTTTACCCCATCTAATTTTCCAATAACAGTCAGTGGAGGGGTACACAGTTCCTCGAGAATACTCCTTGATCCACTAACAGTTACTGTACAGCTTTTAAATCCATGGTCGAGTTGAACTTCCACTTTAATTTCCTGAAATTTAGGTCCTAGTGAATCGTCCAAACATTTCAAATAGAGTTGTCTAAATTCTTCACATCCCTTATTAGTAAGAGGAATTCTAGTTGGAGCCCAGTCCAACACATAAATTACTTGCTTCTTGATTTCTTCGGTTATTTCTTCGGTTGTCATTCTGTACAAGCCCTCCAGTTTGGTCCAGTTTCTACATCCCAAAGTAATGGCACGCGACACGGGATACGGCTATCAGGAGCTTCGAGAAGTTCTTTAAAGTTCTTCTTATGTTTCGGATCCTTATCTATATCACCATCAAGTTCATCATGCACCGTGGCCCGTAAATCAATAGTGAGAAATTTACGATTGTTATAAGTTTCTAAGAGTTTAACTTTAAGAGTTTCAGCAGCCGTGCCCTGAATGATTTTATTAAGAGCTGAGTGTAGACGTTCTCCAGTAGGAAATCTACCTCTTCTCTTCATGATAGTTTTGACATAACCGCGATTTTTAGCTATTTTCATAGCTTCTCTAGTAAGAGCTTGAGCTTCAGGAAATTTAGTGTCATACTCTTTACTAATTGCAAACGCTTTGTGGATTCTGCAATCCATGTGGTGACTAGCTTTATTCCACTGATCTTTAGGATCGCACCCGCACTGACAACTTAAGCCGAGTTTTCTAGCCAACTTCGGAACGCCCATCGTATAGAGTTTTCCGAAATTATTATGTTTGGCGTCCTTTCGCTTTTGACCCAACATGTTTGCGACGAGTTGATGAAAATCCATCGTTGGGTCGGCATTATATTCTTTGATAAGTCGCTCTGACTTAGAATAATGAGCGAACCACCTGAACTCGATTTGACTAGCATCTGCAGAGACATATATCTTTCCTTGTACTGGAATCATGAGTTCTCGAACAATCCAATCTCGAATGAACTCTTCTTCTAGTTGACTCTCTACTTTCATTACTTGCTGAATATTGCATCCACCACTCGAAGGTGCAGCTGACGCGTATCTTCCAGTTACAGTTCCAAAATCGTCATTCCTTAACTGATGAAGACTGTACCTCAAGATATTATCGCGGTCAAGATTTTTCAGATACTTCTTCAAATACTTCGTATTTAGAGAATGGAGTTTTCTAGCGGCAATAACTAGTCGTATGCAAGGGTGCTCAACTCTTGAAAGATATTCTTCCTCAAATGTTTCTCCTCCACCTAGCTCTTCTTCTCTTTTAGGAATAGGAATACTATAGAAGTTAAACAACTTTCGAAGATCATTTCCAGAATTTGGATTGATTTTCAACCCTGTAGTTCGGTGAAGTTCGAGAATGGCTGCTTGATGAGCTAGTTCAACTTCATGAACCCAGCGTTCAAGCTTAGGTCTATCAATGAGAGCTCCTGCTCTCTCCATAGCGCAGGTAGCATAGATGAGATCATCTTCCAGATTACATACATCTGTCAAATCTTGCTCGTCTATAAGTTTTTGTTCTACTAAGTCTAGTTGAAGATGAAGGTAAGCATCGTATTCCGCGTACTCTCCAACTTCACTAGCGGCCATGTCTGCGATATTGCTTTTATCAGAATCGTGAGGAGATAACTCTGCTTTCTGTTCTCCCAGAAATTCAGTAGCTAGAATATTGAGATTAAATCTTCGACGATGCTCATCAAGTAAAGCCGCTTTGAAAGCCGGGTCATGAACCTTAGCTCCTATTTCTTCTAAATCTAATCCCCATGTTTTAGTTACATGAACATCAGCTTTTGCGTTAATGATACTTAGATGACGACCTTTAAGTTCTTTCTTAGCCCATCGTCTTACAGAATTCTCATCTATATTCCCGCCTCCCCGATGTCCATGAGGAAGATAATACTTCTTAAAATCTGGAGTACAAAGAGCTATTCCTACTTGCTGAGCAGTGAGAATGTTCTTGTCACTAAACGTAAACTCAGTATCGAAACCGAAATGTAGATCGAGAGGATACGCCGAAAGGTCAGGCAACTCTTGAGGAGCTGTCCAACCTGACGGAGCATGGTGCCCAGAGAACAAATTTCCTACCATACCTGGTTTAGGAAGGATTTTCGGCATTCCACTCCTTCCCAGCTATTTCAATGTAGCAACCTCTTTCAGCCAACACAAGAAGTCCTTTCTTATCTGCGTAATCTTCAGCACAGATAATTACCTCAATTCCTGTATTAGCTAGCATTTTAGCACATACAAAACAAGGAACACAGCTACAATAGATAGTATGAGCCCTGTTAAGATCATTACACTGAAGAAGAGCGTTTTGTTCAGCGTGGACTGCCATACATGATGATGTATCCCCTGGCATATCAGAAGCACCCAAACAAGGAACATCGATACAGTGGTCAAAATCCTTTGGTACACCGTTATACCCTGTGCTAAGTACATGACCTTCCTTATCCGTTATAATTGCTCCTACTGCTCTTCTAATACAAGTACTACGAGCTGCTACTAGCTGTAACATTGCAAGATAGTACTCATGCCGTTGTAAACGATCTGGTCGAATTGAGTCCACGTAACACCTCCAAACAACTTTTCTTATTACTAGTTAGTGATTGAGTGTATTCTTTCCAAGGACTATCAAAGACTTCTAGGTCAGACGGATGAACTCTTCTACTTAGAATTCTTTTAATTTCTTCCTGAGTTGGTTCCATTATATCTGGAGTAAATTGAGGAGAACGAATATTCTCTACATTACTCTGAACTGAAGCTTCAGTTCCAATCATCCAATTAGTTGAATAGATATGACTAGAAGCAAGATTCATAGTCACTGAACCAACCTCTATCCCAAGTCTAGAAGATATGAGATTAGTTAACTGACTAAAAGTAAAGAAATCATATGGAAGTCCCAACCAAACATCTGAACTTCTCATATTTGCAGTACAGTGAAGTTTACTTCCACGAACCATCCACTGCAGAGAAATAGTACAAGGGATATCTTTTGAATCAGATGGATTGGGAGTCCAAATAGTTGCTACAGCTTGACGTGAATCAGGTTTTCTCAACGTCTCGAGTAGATAAGGAAGTTGAGGCATAAGCCGTGGACCATATGCGCCTGATAGTATTTGATCATCATCACTAAATTTACGCATAACTGAATTGTAAATAGCTAGACTCTCAACATCATTGAGCCCAGCTTGAATCCACAACCACTCAGCAATCATAAATCTATAGTTAAGGTCTCTGGTCTTACTTACCATGATGTTATTGAGGCCGTCTTCAATCTCGAGTGTTACATTGAGAATTTCTTTAGTTCTTAATCCTCTGGGTTGATATTCTTTTCCATCTCCTAATAGTGTTCCAAGTAACTGGAGCCACCCGAACGCAATACTTCTTTGACGAATATGAAGAGCCATTACCCTGTCTTTCTATTTTTTCATGGAGTCGAGGATGAGGTCAGACATAACTCGAGGATTATGCCCCTTAAATCTCTTAAGGAAAGACGGGTGAGGTAATCGATCTACTTTAAAAGGTAAGTCAGTATTTCCATCAGTCTGTTTCCAGAACCATTCTTTTGCTTTATTACCTAGAAGAAAAATTCTTTTCAGATGTGGAAGGTTACACAGAATAGGTCCTAGAGAATGTTGTTCCCCAGTAACTGAATAAGCATTAGACAAGGCCAACTGGGACTCTTTGATGCCAGCGAATTCAATAGCTTTGTTAAGGTATCCGCTAGAACCGTTTAGAGCAAAAAATGGTATATCAATAGAATCGTGATTTGGTTGGTCACCTATAAAAAGATACTCAGCCCAGTGAGTGCCAATAGTTCCATTCGGTAAGACTACTCTCTCGGTGGATAGAGATTCTCTGTGAATTCTCTCAGGAGCATCTTTGGTATAGTCATACATCATGCCCATATTTCCAAAATGATACATCCACTCAGCATATTTCATGAAAACTTTTTCCCACATAACCATTGGGCTTAAGGTTTGATTCTTAACTCCCTTAAGGTAGTCATCTTTTTCTTTTAGTTTTTCTTTATAGTTTTGTCTAGCAATATCTATATTAGGCATAACTATATACATGTTAATGTATTTTGATCGATGAAGTCTATAGAATAGATTTTGACCTTCTATTCCTAGATTGTCTTTTCCTCTGGCTATAGGGCCATATATTCTTTCTCCGAGCCATAACCGGTCGTGAACTACAGGTTTTGGAGATCTTAAAGAGTCATCAATAATTTTCAAGTAGTGAGCTACTTGATCTACCCCAGGTGAAGGTGGACCTTCATGACGATAGTCAAAGCCCATGTCCACGAGCTTTTTAGCTATTGTAGTTTTTCCTCCACCATCCGGTCCTTCAAGAATCACAATTCTACCCACGTCTGTTGCCTCAATCTTTCAGTTGTTTACTTTTTTTCTGGGATGGCTAATAAGAATTGCTTCCCGCAACATTCGCACCCTACGTGAAAATGAGGCACCATAACTCCAGCACAAGTTACTGGGTGTTTGTGCTTATCTCTAAATAGTCCGATGTGCTCTATTTCAGCTGGTTGATTTCCTCCACAGTAGGCAGACTCAAACTTACCGGTCTTTTCTCTACTATAAAAATCGTCAAGAGCGAGACACGTGGGACACTCTAGATTAGCAATTCTATGATTGACCCTACGAGTTTCATCGGGACCAATAACAGTTCCGTTAACTGTAAAGTTTTCGATAGAAGGGAAAGGGTGAATCTTGATGGAGGGAATGATTGAATCTAAGTTGTAGTCTTTCGTCATCGTTATTCCTCGTGTAATTCTCACACCAGAGGTTATACTGAGTTAATAAGCTGATATAGGTAGTCTCCTCGATTAAAGAGACTACCTGTACCAGATGAATCACACAAACTGCTTAATTAAGAATTAAGCAGCAGCCTTGTCTTCAGTTCCAGCAACTTCAGCAGCAGGGGCGGCTGGCGTAATCTGCTCGACTTCCTTGTCAGCCACGAGACCCTTGAGGTGATAGGTCGCGGAAGCAACCACAGGCGTCTTGGAGACCAGACCTTCGCACTTGGCAGCGATCTGCTCAGCAGTAAAGCTTCCATCGCCCAGACTCTGAAGAGCCTTCACGACGATCTGACGCTGTCCACGGAACTTCGCAGCATCAACTCCCGCAAGGATGCGGTACTGAACATTCGCAGGAGTACGGGGCGTACGCTCTTTCTTCTGAGCTCCATCAACTGCGGTCTCAGCCTTGTCTCCCTGCTTGGTTTTACCCTTCTTTGGCTCTTCAGCAACAACCTTCTCAGTAGCTTCCTTCATGGTATTTCTCCTTTCGCTCTTAGGCGATAATCTCAAGGATTCCTTGAGATGTAAGTTTATTGACAAAGTAGGTCACCACCCTACCAAGATCAGATTTAGTTTCCAGCTTTCCTTTTACGCGTGAGGTGAGTTGGTAAATAGAAGCTGGGCCATGCTCTTTAAAATCTCTAAGCAAAGCTAACTGCCTGCCATTGAACATTGTTATATCTACATTTGCTTTAAGAGCATATTCTCTGTTAGCCTTATCAGATAGACGAGATATAGATTCTCCATACTCATTTACTGACAAACTACCAATGAACTGCATGGCTTCTTCTATGGTAATTTCTTCCATATCAGCCAAGGCCCTTGCCACAGTGTTGACAGGGAAAGGGCGATTATTTTCTAAGAAGAAAGCAATTCTCTTCTTAAAAGAGTCCATGAATCTAGAGGCTGAGAACGTAACTCCTGTAGTATTCATGGGCCAGATTGATTTTCCAGAATTTCTGGCGAAATCATACTCACTAACTATTAGTTCAGTTAGAGTAATCGGATGAAGAAGATGAGCTTTACGATCTTTCTCATCGAGTACAATCCATACACCGTAACCGGTGATTGGAGATTTCTCGTGATAGGTGGTAAACTCTCTGATTTCCACTTCAGTAATCCTTTCAGTATCAATCAATCTATTAATACTATAATATGTGATACCGCTAGTTGTACACAAAATAATGAGCGAGTTTTCATTTATTTTTGCTAGTCACTATTGCACAAAATTTTATACTCGATAAGAATATGTCCCATCCGGAAGAAGAAACATTAGCCTCTCTTTAGCTCTAGTGACTCCAACATACCACACTCTATGCTCATCGTCAGGATTAGCTAGAAGACTATCATATACCGCTCTACTAATCTCAGTATCAATAATAACTGTTTGGGCTTCTCTACCTTTGGACTGATGTATAGACAGTAATTCAGTATTTGGTCTAGCTGTATTAAGAAACCCTACTCTCCTAGCGCACGACTCTAAGTAATCTTTTCCTGGAAGATTGTGCATTATTCGTGTCCACTCGTGCCACTCTGGACGATTGATAAAAACATCCTCTAACTTAAATGTTTTTTGAGAGGTTATGCGTTTCTTGATATTCAGGTGAAGAAATCCAGGATCACAGTACTTTACTACTTTACGAGCAGCTGCTTGAGGAATTTCTTTATTCTTGATTAATTTATACCAAGACAGTAAAGCAGTTCGTACTCCAGCATCATATAAAGGGCTTCCGTGTCCTATGAACGGAACACTTTCTTCTTTAAGTTGACGAGCTAATTCTTGTCCTCGATAGTGATTTCTAAAAAGTACAAAAGTTTTATCTTTAAACTCATGAGTTCGAAGATATCCGATATCAGCTACTTCTCCATCAGACTCAGTGGGAGCATACTCTTTCGTCAGCCGTGTCCCTATCCTACTTACCACTTTCATCGCGGCCTTATGTACAGCTTTTGATACTCGGTAAGATTGATCTAGAGTCTCAATCATATCTACCTTTAAGTCTTGAAATGCTGTAGCATCAGCACCAGCCCAATGAAAAATAGCTTGATCATCATCTCCAGCTATAAACCATCTCTGAGCATTAGCTCCAAGCTTACTAACTACTTCCCACTGTAAACTGGATAAATCCTGAGCTTCATCTACAAATATAGTGTCGATGTCGAGTGGTTTGCCGTGATCTAGATACTGAGTAAGGAGGTCTGTGTAATCCAACATCCCTTCCATGTTCTTCCAGTTACGGTATGCTTTCGTGAACCAAACCGCGTATTTGAAGTCAACGTCAAGACTAATTTCTTGTAAAGCTTCTTTAAGTAAAATACCTCGGTGTCTTCCACAGTGGTTTGCTTGGAGCAGAAAATCATCTCTTGTTGGGGGATCGAAAGTTCGTTCAAATTCTTCAACCCATGGGTCTGTAGTATTTCCATTAAGCTTAACTCCAAGAAATTTTCCGAATGTTCTGAGGTCATGAGGCTTAACAATTTGGTCCTGAGTAATTCCGAGCTGACGATAACAAATAGCATGAATAGTCCTCAAGTAAGGGAAGTCTGCTTCAATACGTCCTGTTCTTTGTAGAGCTTCTTCTCTAGCAGCTCTAGTGAATGTTAAGAAAGCCACGCGATCAGGTCGTGTTCCAAGAGTTAGTTCCTCTTCGAGAAGTTCCATCAATCTGGTCGTCTTGCCTGTACCTGGAGGGCCGAGTAACTTTAACTTCATGTCTTGCTCTTTCTAGAATAAACTCAATTGTGTTTCTGATACAGGCAAAACTATTTTTGTTTGTGTGATTACCTCTGGCTTATTTATTTTAGGAGTTAGATGTATTCTTCCTCCCATCTTAATTTCAGTTTTTACATTTTCTTTATATAGCGGTAATCCTTCAGATTCTGTCTTAGAGAATCTTATAATTCCCTCTTCTAGATCACCTACTTCCATTACAAATCGATACAGCATGCACAAACTTATAGCAGCCCAGTGTCCACTTCCTCGATGAAACACTTGAATCAAAGAAGTATGAATCGCGGCGGACATAGCTATATCTAAATCTATGACACTTAAAGTTTTAGTAGGTACAGCAGCTACTAATCCTTTTTCAGTAATAGCCCGAATTTCTTCTGATAATTTCTTTAGTGGCTCATTATACTTAGCTTCGTGATAGAAATCAGGATCGAGATTTCTAGCTGCATAGCAATCATTAAAGACGTCATACATTTTCAAGTTTGTTGACATCGGGACATCTCCTCAAAAAATCATTAAGATAGTCTTCGTACCATTTTGATTTAGCATGATCCTGAGTTCTTTCATACTGATTTTTCTTTCCTGCCCTAGCTGTATACTTGATTATATTTCCTTTTAGGAAACCAATGAGTTCATCTCTTGATAGCCAAACCTCAAGAACCTTAATGACCTCATAAGGGTTGTCTCCACCATAGTGAGAAGGATGGTTTACTTTATCTATGATTGGCTCTACTGGAGTATTTTCTATCATATAATTCCATCCTCTAGGTAATTCTTCATTAGCGAACCTAATCACAGAGTCTTGATTAGCATCTCCGAGTAAGATAAGCAGTTCTCTTTTTATATTATCTACTTTAGAAGTTAATCCACTTCCTCTAAAATTACAAAATAAAGTATGAGTAAAGTGTTCAATATTAGAATAAGCCATTATTCCTCCTTATTATTAGATGGGCACTTTTTATTGTAGCAATCTCCATCACACCCTAAGGGATCGCCGCACTCATCGCAAGTATACCCATCAGCATCTCCAAAATGCTCTTCTATATCGGCTCCCGTTACTCCAGGAGGATAATTAGATAGATTGCTCATTATCTTCCTTTCGATATATTCTCGACCTGCCGTGATTCAGGTATAATATCATTATATAATACGGGAATCAGAGTTTGAAATTCTTTTAACAACGGAATTGTAATCTGTCTCATTTGCGGGTGAGCTTCTTTTGTGGTGCGCATTAACAAGAAGTGTCTCCACGAACGAAGATTCATAGTGACTAAAATCTTAGAAGCAAGAGCATTGGGAAATACACTCCGTGCTTCTTGAGGACGCCACCCTTTAGCTAAAAGTTCTTTATACGATTTTTCTGATTCTAGTATAGACTTAACCCAGAATGGATCGTATAGACAAGTAGTTCCGTTATGTTCTGAGGTATTTTCACAGTAGTGTAAACAGACGTTATCATTTTCTAAACGCGGCTCACTGTCTCCTTCTAAGCAATAAAAACACTCAATATCAGGAATCGGATAAATGAAAGAAGGAGGCATCTTCTTTACATAATTCACAAAACGAGTAGACTCCTGAGTGTAAGACGCTATTCGATGCCTGACTATTTCATGAGTAATTCCACGGTCTACTAACATCTCAACAGATACTGATACGTGCTCGACTACAGACCAATCACCGTGGTTCAAAACGACCGCTGTAAGAAATCGTTCAGATGATCCTTCTTTCATATCATCTTCTGATCGATGAGAAATACGAGCAGCATACTCGATTTTCTTTATACAATCTTCCATATAATCATTGGTAAGAATTTTAGCGTACGGTTTTACTATTTTCATTTAGTTTCTACCTTTATTAGTCCTTCAAGAACTATTTTCTTCCAAGCCTCTTCTATTTCAAATTGAATATCTTCATCAATACGGCTCCACTCATGCTTGAGGCCTCTTCTGTCTTTAAGGTCTCTAAGAATAGCTGCTACTATACTATCTGCTATTTTAGAATTGTTCATCCAATTACCCTCGTTTTGAATGGAAAATTCTCTTTCTCAATCTTATGTTTCTTGATAGAACGCACCCACATCTTAGTCGTGGCATCCCAACGGAATCGCTTCTCTTTAGCTTTTTCACGGTCATCATAAGACACTAGAGCCTGAAGCACGATGGTCGGCTGTTGAGCGGAGTATAGAATCTCATCAATCTTATAGTTTTCAAGAACTTTAAGCATCGTCAGAACGTCGAATACTGCACGATGGGCGAACGGATTAAGGAACCCATGTTCCGCTGCAAGATATGTAAGTTTACGGCTTCGAATCTCTTCTGGATAGTCGATGTCATTCTGAGTATCAATCCAAGGTTTATCATCTCGTTGATCCCCAAGATCTGTTGCTGTTACCTTCTTGCACCATTCTCGATAAAACTTACGATCGAAGAGTTCTCCATTATGAGCAACTACAGCATCAGCTATATGAACCTGTTCTGATAGTCTATAGAAAGCTGTTTCTGAATCTAAACCAAATTCATTAAGATCTGCCTGTTGAATTCCAGTGATCTTAGTAATTTCTTCTGTGAGTTCAATTCCATCATGCTTTACAAAATAGCTGTCGATTGAGATAGGTCCACGACGCTCCGTGTCCCACAGTACTACACCAACCTCTGTAACGTAATCTTCTACAGGATCGAGACCAGTAGTCTCGAAATCTAGTCCTAAAAGACGCATTTGTTACTCCGTTTCGGTCATCCCAGGTTAATAATGCAAATAATTAATGAGTATACCTATTATAATTGTACGCATATTTTACCTGATTAACCCAGGTTACTCTAGGATACACTCAGGATAATGAGTTTTCATTTATCTATTGAATTTAACAACACTTTACCTAACTTATCACGTAATTCAATAGGTAGTTTACTGATTTCTACTGATACTCCTTTAGGACAGATCGACTCTCCTACGACGGCTTCTCTGAAGGACTGTTTTTCTTCTTCAGTAAAATTATCTCGAATTTTATTCCACTTCGTATCAAGCATCAACATATCATCTCCAATTTACGGTAAGGGGGAGCAGTCCCAGATGTTGCCCTGCTCCCTTTTCCTCTCCGTTCCCGATGCGCATTATGCTAGTAATCGGGTTCTTATGAGTGAGTCCACTCATAAACTTTAAATTTCACTTTCCTCGTGATCAAACACTGCATCACTAAATTCTTCTTCTTGTCTATTGACTAGCTTAGCTGGAATAGACCAGGCTCTGACAACCTTACCTTTGATTTTGATCATGTCATAGTTACACTGACGTCGGTGAAGAATAGAAAAAAGATCTTTGTTGTCGATCATTACTTTCTGAGAAGCTAAGTACTTTTGAAGATAAGATACTTGGAACAATATCTTTTCTTTCTCAACTATTGGCATACCTCGTAAAAGGTCTTCTCTACTCTTTGTTCTCTCACTTAAGCAAAGAAAATCATCTATCTTAGCACTGATTGCTCCATATTCTGAAGCGTCATCAGGAGCTTGAATTTCAATCTTAGAAGCCAGTAATTCTCTCAATTTCTGTTCCCATTGAGCTTGTTTCATTGGTCTGATAACAGCATCATGAATTTCAAAAACTCTTTTACGGAGTTTGTCGTATCCTCTTAATTGATCCGAACTAAGATGTAAATCTATACTATTTACTTCGAGAATATACGTAGGAGGATCAGTGAGAATTTTTCTAAGATTTCCTACTACGATTTCATCAAAATTATTGTCGTCTTCCCAGGGTTTGTTACCTATTCCATAGGGTAAAGTGAGACACGTTTTTCGATCACAGTGAGAGCACAGCGGTTCCTCATCACACTTGTATTGATACTGTCGATCCCCGATCGATTTAATGAGAGCTTCCACTTCACGAGAACCAAGAGGAGGGCTAACGTAGTTTTGATTATGATAACGAAGCTTATCTGCCCATCCGTTGGGCGAAGATTTTCGATAGAAAACTCCGTAACTAAATAATCCGACGTTTCTTGTTCCTGGGGGTAATCCTTGTTCTGTAAGAGTCTTGAGACAAGGTGGCATAGAATCAATCTGAATGAGGTTTTCATTGACGTTTTCATCTATTTTTTCCTCTCCAGTGAAATACCTAATTGATGAAAGAAATTCTCCGATTTCGATGGAACCTCTATCATTAACACAGTATCTGACTGTATTTTCTCCATTAAAATATGGAAGATTGATCCAGTTGCCAATATTGTTAGAGGTCGATTTCGTCTGCTTAGGAAATATCTCAGTCTTAGAAGGAAACCCCAGAAGCCCAGCCCACTTTTTGAGAATAGTTTGGACGGATACAGCAGGATGAGGCTCCTTAAAGAAGAGATATAAATGAGCTCCACCCGATTTACTTCTACACACCGACAACGGGAGATTTCTTGTGCGAACACGAGCATATAAATCCTTATGATCGATGGTATCGATGTCAATATCGATAGCACCAAAGTAGCATTTTCCTTCTTCATTTACAGGAACAATTCCTAAACCAAGGGTTCCATCTAGATGTTTTTTATAGTCTTCTTCAGTTGCGGGCGATAGAGTAGTAGCCATGTTACCGGTCGCCTTTTCCCAGGTACCGTGTGCTAGGCTGCTCCCGCGAAACAGTTTACTAAACTCACTCAACACTTTAAAGGGCCTCTAGCTAAAAACAAGTATGGTAAGCGGGTCTCTGTCAAAGACCCGCTTGCTGTGAGTGGTTAAAGTTTAGAGTTCAGTTTCTGAGTTATTTCCGTGGTCGAAAGAAGCGTCTCCCTCTTCTTCACCAGTCGTATCAACCTTGATGTTAGCTGCCTTAAGGGCTTCAAAATTGCTCTTCATCGATTCAAAGAGTTCTGGCTCTACGAAGCCACCTGGAATGACTTTCTTTTCAAACCACTCATTGTCACCCGATCGCATATCTACAACTGTGACTTTCCAGTACTTTGCGTACATCGGAAGCCGAGTCATGCGAACCCCAGACAAGAGTTGTTTAGATAGTTTAAGCCCAGTTGACTTATAGCTAATAGCTATTGGACTGTTTTCCTTTGGGATGAATGCCATGAAGTTATGATACAAAGTACATAGAGGGGCATCGTTTCCATGCTCATCATCTTTCTCGCCATTTCCCCAGGTGCTAAACTTGCAAATACTGCAACCATCTGGAGAAATTCGTCCTCCATCAATTCCATTTGCAGAGATACAGTCAATTCCACCACCATCGTCGATGTCGATGTACTTGATTCTGTTTTTGAAGAAAAACAAGGAAACGATGGTAATCTCTTTTCCATAGATTTCTTGAGTCACCGTATTGAATAAATCTCCCTCATTGAGGCCCTCAATATAGGCAGCGTGACTCTTACGCTTCTGTGGAGAAAGAGCTTGACACAAGCCAAGACGAGGGATAAGAATATCTCCCTGCTCTACATTTTCCATGCCTTCTTGATGACCAATTTGAGAACGAAGCCACTCAGGAATTTCTTCCTTCGTAGACAGGGCCGAATTACCTGCTGGTATGATATCTTTATTCTTGCTCAAGGTTTTTCACTCCTCTTACTTGGATGCTCTGTTTGAAGTACACGTCAATTCCCGGAGGAATAGGATCGCCATCGATGAGATTCGTCTTAGTCATCGAAGACATTGTCTGGTAGTTGACAGAGAATAGATCTTCTTGCCCTGTGCTCCGAATCCAACTATGGAATTTCGGTTTATCTTTCACAGTGCAATAAACATCATCCTTAATGGTCAAAGAAATGTTATTGCTTAACTTCAAGCTTGTATAACTCTCTGATTCCATTCTTTCGACCAACATCTGATCAAGAGCAGCAATGATGAGATTCTCTTCTTTCACCAGACTTTCAAGTCGAGCCTTTTCAATTCTCGACTCTACCATTAGAGCACCAAGATTGGAAGTGGTTACCTTTTTCTCCTGGTCTTGGAGAATCTTGATAATTTCTTCTTTCTTAGAATTTACCCTATCCTGGTATTCCGGCTCGCCTGAGAAACTCGTCAGCTGCCCTTTAAGGTGGCTATACTTTCCTGGCACAGTTTTCCTTTCTATTCTTCCGTGGACATTCAAAATCATCCAACGTTGTCAACGGAACTTTATATTTCGTGGTGTGCCCACACGAACATTTAACCACAGTATACTGAGCAGTCATTTTCTTATTGATTGATTTCGGTCGATTTTCCCACCATACCGGTCGATGCCCAGAAGATCTCAGTTGTTTCAACTCAATGAGTACTGATAGATATTCTTCAGTTTTTTCAATGAGTTTATTGAGGTCGTCACCACTCACATTTTTGTTAAAATGGGATGTCATCAGCTTCCTCCTGCATTATTTCTGCTACCCACTTTGAACATGTCCAATTAGCCATGTTTTCGTGATCTTTAAGAGCTTTCAGGATGATTCCACTCATCGTTCTCTCTCGATTGGGACCAACCACTACGTAATTCTGAAATAACATACTATTCTTCTGACCAGGTCTATCTACTCGATCATTACTCTGAGAATAAGTTAGATAAGAATGATCATAGGATAAGCGATCGACGTTAGAGCATTTAGTGAAGTTAAGACCAAACCTTCCCGCCTGAGGCTGACCGATAAGGAGAGCTTGCCCTGGCGGATCAGGAGCGTCTGGATGGAAGAGAGACTTAGCTTCTTCTCGATCAGTTTTGGATAATCCTCCTTGGAGCACACGTACCAGTAATTTAGGAAATCGTTCCCTTGCTCGTCTCTCAAGACGAGCAATTTCTGGTCGAAATCTACACCAGACAATGAGCTTATAATGTTCGTCATTCTCGAGTCTAAACCCGAGATGATCCAAGAAGTGATTGGTGAGCTCGGAACCAATTTCGACTGTGTCTGTTTCTGAATTCTCGTCATTTGTTACTCCTCCCAGGAAACCTGAGCAAATTTGAGCTAATCTCAGTGCTTTTACCGGAGCAGCAGATACTATAGATGCTCCTTCATTTTCTCCAATATATGCTACGAATTCTTCTCTCATCTGAACGTATTTAGCCCAAGAATGAGCAGATAGTTTAACTTCTCTAAGAGGAGCATCGAGTCTCTCAGGAAGATCAAGGCAATCTTTTTTCAATCTCCTAAGAGCATACGGTTTTATCTTATTTTGAATTTCTTCAAGATTATAAAATCCGATGACTTGCTTATTCATATAGCCACCCATCTGAGCGTGACGATTACGAAAAGCATAGAAATTCTTAAATCCTAAAATTGAAGGACTTAGGAATTGAAATTGAGAAAATAAATTGAGAGGAGATTGTCCTACAGGTGTACCATTCAGTATTGATCTTCGTAATACTTTGGGAGCTATAGTAAGAACTCCCTTGGTTTGTGAAGCTTTTGGATTGGAGATGGTTGAAGATTCATCTACTACAGCCCAAACTTTTCTATTCTTCAAGAGATTGAGTAATCTCTTGACGTGATCCATGTTTCTTAGAAGTTCAACTGAGGTCACTATCCAAAGAAGACCTTTACTTACAGGTGGAATCTCTACAGACTTACTTGTATATTCGTGAATGATACCTTTTTTCCAAGCATGCTCGATGATTTGAGAAAACTGAGGATGCACCCACACATCCTTTACTTGAGCTGGGCAAATGATAAGAACTACATCTATCTGATTATCCTCAAATAAGAAACACCCAGTATCGATAATCTGCTTTGTCTTACCGGCTCCCATCTCATCCAATAAGGCAAAATACTTATTCTGTATAAGTTTCTTTACTCCATCTATTTGATGATCAAAAGGAGGGTACTTGCATCGAGACCAATCGAGATTATCTAGATCAATCATCAGAATCCCTCCTTAGTCGGCCAAAAATAAGGTAAATCTACACTTTCATCTGGCCAAAATTTTCGATAGTGAATCGGTTGCTTCCTAACTAAATTAGAACGATGAGATTTGTGAAATGCTTCAAATCCCCACCACTTAGGACGAGATTGAGAATCTGTGTCATACTTTGGAATGATAATAGAATTCGTGAATCCGCGATACTCCCATTCTCCAACTGCGCATGCCATGTATAGTTTAAGCCATTCTTCATGACTTTTCCACATTAGGACAGCAGGATGTCTATGCCATTGACTTAAAGTTCTATCGAATGGCGCTGCTGATTGTAAACTTTTTGGGAGAATTGGCTTATCTAGAAGAATTTCTAGTATTTGAGCAGCCTCAACCCTTTGTTTACCAAGACGAGCGTTATCTAAGTACTCCATTGACTTCACAAATGATATATCAGGCAGGAATGTCTGCACTCTGGTCGTCCTCTGGTTCTATAGATTCGATACTCCAAATGCTTTCCATCTTTTCATCGAGTGCTTCTGAGATTTTTAAAGCTGTACGAAGTGTTACGTTCTTACCGCTTCGAGCATTGAAAATTGTCATTCGTGGAAGTCCAGTTTTTTCTATAAGTTGATCAACGGTGATCCCTTTAGCTTCCATTATCGCATCGATTTGTGATTCAATATTCATGGTTATCCAATAAAATAATTGTATAATACATTGTACATAGTTGTAAACAACTTTTTTTCTGATAGAATATCTAAGTTATTCAGAATAAATGACTTAGCGTGGATCATTTTCTAACATAGTCAATCTTAGTTCGAAAATTCTACGTCTAATAGATCTTTCAGAAATGTTCAGTAATAGTGACATTTCTCTAGCGTTGTATCCAGCAACTATCAAGAATAGAAAATTCTCCTCTAGTTTAGTTAACTTGTCCGACTGTTTACAAAAGTCTACATGGGCTATTACCATCAAATCTAAATTAGAGGCATAGAAAGGATGATACCGGTATTTCATCTCTCTTTGAATATCTGTTATTATCATTGCGCCCTCTTAGAAATCTGATGTAGCAGCGTACATTTCTTGATGTCTATCGGCTCGTGTTCTTATTGGCTCGACTATCGTTTCCCGTACTCCTCTAACTGTCGATGTTATTCTAAGAGTTCGTGGATGATTAAGATCTTTTAAAATAGCCCCTCTAAACTCGTGGGCTTGCTTGAATGTGGGTAACGGTTCTACGTTCCACACATCATTGAACTCATCCTTCACAAAATAGTCTCTCCTAACTGTGGCCATTAGGATCTTTCCACCTGTGGTCTTCTCTTACAATTACGTCCCAATCGATAGATCTTCCAAGGTCTATACCTTTTGATCTGGCCTCTTCTTGAATGGCTATATTGATAGCCGTAACAAGAGTTCTCTCAGTGAACTCACTTGGAAGAACTATTGTAGCGTTAAAGCTTTTTCTGTACATTCTTTATCCTTTCAGTTTAATTTATGCAAAATTTTCATGATAATTCTATCACTCTAATATTGCACATCATTATTTAAGCTCCGCCCTTACGTATACTGCGTTCCTCAGGTGGTTCAGGTGGTTGTTCTTTTGATTGAACTATATCAAAACTACCTGTAGACATCCATCTTGTAAAGGCTACAGCGGCACACGTTTCACTGCACGCATCTTTTATAGGATTTTTAGTGTCATCAGCTACAAATAGTTCAGCAGCGCATGCTCCGAATCTTTTATTTCTTATCCAGAATTTCCACCAATGATTCGTTGTCTCCTTTTTCTTGCTACAAATATCACATGTTACCTGCATAGTAGTAGCCATAACTAAACTCCCAAGAATTCTTTGAGGTTATTCTTCTGTTTACTTACCACGATTTCTTTCCACTGCTTCATCAGTGTGTCAATAACGCTCGCTTTCGACACCGAGGATTTGCAGCTAGTGACAACTTGACGATTACTACCATTTCCTACCTGATAGCGATGAACTGCGGCATACCAACACTGCTTATCACTAAGCCAAGCTAATTGAATACCAGGAGCATGAGCGTCTCCCTCATAAAACTCAGTAAGAGATTTCAGAAAAAGATCCAACCCATCTCTCTTGTTTACTATTTTTACTTTCTTTTTGGACGCTTTTTTTTAAGGCCATAACTGATCCTACCTTTCACTTTCCTTAGTATAGCGCCCTAAGATGTAATCAGGACGACGTTGAGCATTAGGAGGACATACAGCTATTATCCTCCACCGATCATTCAACATACGTTGAATCTCATCAGTACAACAATCATCTAAATTAGTGATTTCATTGTACGTAAGCAGAGCCATGTCGGGAATGTGTATCTGAATTATTTGTCCCTTAGCATAATTCTCTATTTCCTCAATCTCACGGTCGTACTTATCTTTAATTTTACAAAGAGCTTGGTGAGGAGAGAAAGCCTCTACCATAACTTTAAAGTTTTTTCCAGCTATCACAGCCATAACTGTATCTATATCTGCAGTAATGGAACTATCATACCAGTAATTAGGTTTTTCTTTATCTCTGTGTTCAGGAAACAATAACTGAATAGCACTCCACTGCTCATCATTCGGGGTATTCGAGTAATTTCCCAGACTTATATTCATCTTCGCAATCATGTCTCTACCTTGGAATAAAGAGTAAGTGCATCACTACTTGTGCTGCGTACACCCAAGCTTTTTCTTCACTAAATGCTGTTGGACCAATAGGTTTGCTTCCTGCTTTAACTGTGTATTCTTTTCTAGAGGGGGCGCCTACGACGTTGATTATTTCCTCTAGGCAAACTGCTCCTTCATGAACATTTTGTACTATGTCCATAAGCGTCTCTTGCTTGAGTTTAGTGATGTCGAGGTTCATTTCGTCTTTCCTTTCGGTACATACTTATAACTAAGAACTCTTTCACACGCAGCACACCACCAGTTTATTCGACTCGCAAGACAAAGGCCTTGAGAATTACAATGAATGCAAAATGCGACCCGCATTCCAGATGGTGTGGCCATAACTAATACTCCCATTCTGGGGAAAGTCCCCTTTTACACCGAGAGCATACAAGATCAGATTCTTTAAGTTCAATGTCAGCCCATATAACCATAGGTCTTCCACACTCTTTGCAGTGTATCTGATCTATTGGTCGATCTTCATCATTCTCGATAATACGAGCCATAGTTAAGCTCTCCTCTTCACGAGTAAAGTAGGAACACCGTGATACTTTAAGACTGATCTCCAACTGTCGATACATCGAACTTTATCGTGTTTACCGTACACTACTATAGGAACCCAAACTCTATAATTACGGTTCCAGTAAAAGCTGTCTAGAGACACTAGAATCGTGTTTCCAGTTTCATTCTGAGTGTCGGAAGTAATAAGTTCTATTTTCATGATTTATCCTAGTGCTTGAATGAAATTCGATAAGGTGGTTTCTTTCCACTCTTTATTGCTTCGAGATTTAACTCTACTTCAATCAGTGTAATGAGATTTGCAAGACACTGTAGAGCATTACTGTAGTTTTTACCGAAGTAACCTCCTTCGATTAGAGGAGTTTCTTTATTAGAACCAGAAACCTGATGAAACAGATGGTATTCTGCTCTCACTAGAATCTCACGACCAGCGTCTAAATGCCGACCTGGATTAGTTTTCTGTTCTAAATCTTTGGTTGTTTCAACTAATTTACTGAAAGCATCCATTTGTATTATCCTAGTATTACTTGTATCTATATTATACTATGTAAAATGAGTTGTACATAACAGTTTATAACTTTATTTCTTACGCGTACGCGCGCGCCTATATAATATTGATAAGAATAATACAGAAACAAAAATGCAAACACCGTCATTTTATTGTGTACAACTTGATTTACAAGGTATATACTATATTTAGATTAATTCTGGAGATGAACATGAAGACTTTTCGAATTACTATTAAGCCCGTGGAATCTCAACCTACTATGACTATTTCTTTCTACATCAATGGTGAAGATGAAGATGAGGTCCTCATGGGACTCAATCAGAATTTTCATGAATTTCATTGTGTAGTCAATGAAGTCATTATTCAGAATAGTTTTTCTCAAGCTCGTAAGAATTCTGGACTGTAGTAAAATAAAATAAGGAGAAATAAACATGGAAATGATCGTGCTTGTTGAGGGTCTTCAGGATTCAGGTTTTCTAGCCACTGTTAAGTTTGGTAGAAATTCAGCCTTTCACACTGGTTTCACCTCGAAAGAACAAGCAGAGAACTGGTCAAACATCGTTTCTAAGAAAATCGAGAAACAACATAAGGAGTTGATGAAGCATGAATACCAAGCTCTACAGAGTTAACATCTTCGAAATGTCAGATGGAGAAAGAGAGAATGTTTTCTCTGAGATTATTGAAACTAACAATGTCGCTTCGGTGGAGTTTTCTCTTGTGATGCTCACTAAAGGTACGTGTCTTGAGTGGGAGCTTAAGCCACTCGAAGCGACGATTACTCTTGAATCTCTCACCAGTAGAATTCAAGGTCTCCTAGGATAGTCATGTCTCGATTCGCGTGGATGTCTAAACAAAACGTAGTAGCTACCTGTAAGAAGTGCGGTGCTCTTCAAAAGGGTGCCGCAGGTTGTTCTCACGTGTCATGCGGTGGAATCTTTGTTATAAAGAAGGTAAATAAATGACAACATTTGAAGCTCTTACGCTTCCTTTAACGGTAAAGTGTCCTCGTTGTACCCGTAGAAATGTCATCAAAGATGAGGTTTGCTTCGTATGCAGAGGTACTGGACAAACTATGCGCCTCAAAACTGAAATGGCTGAGATTATCGTAACTCTTCGCGCTGAATTAGAGAAAAGAGTGTGGAAACAAAAATGATTTCTCTGTCATTATTTTATGTACAACTCGTTATACACATGATAATATTGAATCAGATTGATAGAGTAATTCTGATATAAAGGAAACTAACTAATGAAGATTGACATCAAGCAGCTTTTAACCTCCTCAACGCTTGGTAGCATTATTCTACTTCATGCTGCTGATTATCTCTTCAGACAGAATGAAGAAGATAAAGTAAATCTAGAAGCAGTTGGTGTTCTCGATATGCTCAGGAAAGAAATTGTAATCTTTTGCTAGGAGATTCACTATGTATGATTTGTTTGTAGTACCTGTTATCTGCATTGGGATAGTAGTTTGGTTAGCTCTTAATGAGAATACTTGGTTTGCTTCGAGTGATATACCAATGCTTGAGCAAATTGAAAATGCTCGTTGTCAAGCCGCAGAAGAACGTAAACTGTTGGAAAATCCAGTAGTCTATACTTTGGAGTACTAAACTCATCTTGTATGATGAGTGATGCTCATAGGAAAGCATGGGGAACCATGAAACCTTTTGCAATGGGGTGGTTCGTTTTCTTCATGGGAAAAAAACGGAGTAAACTCATCCTATGAGTAGCACTGGTTGTACAAGCAACCAGCAAGGGAGGTAATAGTGATCTTTAGTAGGCCACTGATAGTCACGTTTATCGTTCTTGCATTTGTAATTGGAGACACAGACCACGACATCGCGCGGTCGGGGAAGCCTTCCCATAGTGTCTCATCAAATGCAGATCGACATATTTCGCCCGGCTTGGCGGGCGCTATAAATTCCAAGGGATGACATATAGATAGTAAAATTAGATAGCAGTTTGATACCCTGCTTAAGCGCCGGATAAATATCAAGCACTAAAGAGTCTTGACGCGTAAGTGGGGTATTTCGTAAGTTGTATGATGAGTGATGCTCTTGAATCTAACCAAGGCTCGGGACTGACGTACCCAATACGTTCGCGGAAAGCCCCGTTAGATAGAGAGCATCACTGGTTGTATAATTGAAAGGAGCACGAATGGCAAAGTGCGTAGTATGTACATCTCTCAATGCGGAGATTGAACACAACCTCAGGAGCAAATCTCTTGACAAGAAGAATGCCGATGGTTCAACATCCAAAGGTTTTCATCACCCAACTGGAGCAGTCTTGAAAGCTCTCAAGCGTCGTCGAGCTTTTTATTCTCCTCGTACGAGCCCCCACAAGTTCTGCATACATCATGCCCCAAAGGGTGAACCTAATTTCGAAGGCGGTACTGGCCGTGCCACCTGGGCAGGAGCCAAGTAATGGCGAGAATCTTTCTTAATAAGAACAACTGGAAATATCACGCGAAAGAATTACTAGGTGCTTTGATGATGGCTGCTCTATTTCTTTGCTTGGCTCTTACTCCATTGCTGAGTAAATAAAAGAGTGTAAAATATCGTCATTCATCATATTTAAAGTTGACTCCTAGTGACCCTGGCATTATGCCAGGGTCATTTAGTTTATGAGGATGATATAACACTCATCCTTTATTTTGCATACCGCCAGGGTCAACCGATATACAGTTTCTATTATTATCGAAGCTTAAAGTGTTGATGTGCGTCAATTCAATTGAGTCGAATATTGCTTGATTGTGCATATCCTCAAACATAATCTTAGGAAACACCTCGATACACTTCACTTCTCCTGTCTTGAGTATTTCTGCTACTATGTAATATTTCCCATTAGTGTGTTTAACTATTTTGTTGATGTCTTGTGAGGTCACTGTTTCTTTACCTTCTCTCCTTCACTGTCTCTAACTGATTTAGCCCTCTCAGTGTGGGTGCCAGTGAGAGCAGTACCATCAGTACGACGGCACTTAGAACCAATAGCAGCAAAACAACGAGGACATCTCTTAGTAAGATGAACCTCTCGAAAGCTTACTCGAGTAGTATTACTTCTGAGTGTGATTTCCACTATCTACCTTCTTAGGAAGTTCGATTTCTTTCCAAGTTCCGTTAAACCGCTCATATAGTTCTCCCTCATCGGTAAGAACATATAGACTCGGAGTAAGAGCTCCGTGTGTTTGAATAGCAGCAATCTGAATTACTTTAAGCATGCTTCGTGCCCCTTTCATTTCTTTGTAGTGCAGACGTACATGAAACCTTGGTGATCCTGAATTTCAAAAGCTTTACAGTCTAGTTGATCTTGAGGATCAGTAACTTCTACAGTTCTCATACTATTGGAAAAAATAGCTGTCCATCCAGAGTAATTTAAAATGCTCGAATTAGCAATGAAAGCATCGAAACACTCCTTTGTTGTAGTTACTTTACCGTTCTTATCTAATGAAGAGGTTTTTCCTTCATATGTACAAGGTTGAACAGGCGGTGGCATTGACTTTGCTTTGACTTGAAATAATAGTCCTAGCACTAATAAGTTTATCATTCTCCTACCTCTTTCCATCCGTAAACGTGTTTGATTGTAGTTCCAATACTCATGATGAAACAGAACTGTTCGAATTCTGTATCTTTTTTCAATTCACAAAAACAGATGAATTTCTCTAACTTACCAGTTTTTCTATCTATGGAGTCTACAAGATAAGCTATAGATACACTACAAGGTACATCAGTAGTTTTCCATGTAGATATTGGAAGTTTGAGAAGTTGTTCAGCTTTTAAATTAGCGTCTCTAACCTCATCTTCACTGGCTTTTATCTTATTAGTATGACTCTCTTTAAACCACTCTTCGGTTATCATGAAATCTTCTCTTCATCAATTTCTAAGTACATATTGACTATTCTTCTATTACTATAAATATCGAACCACAATTTAGAAGAATTAGGTGTGTGTGGAGTTCTTAGGAGAATTTCTGGAAAGATTCTTAAATGAGATTTAAGTGGGTCATGCTTTACGAGTTGATTTAAAGTTATTACAATTTCACTACCATCCCACTTAGGTACAGTTTCTAATCGAGTCATTACGCACTGTATTTTAACTCTAGCATTACTCACAGTTTGCTCCAATATTTACAGGCTAATATCAATAGCGAAGAAGGGTTCATCTCAATCTGATGAGTCACTTTAAGTTTAACTAGAAAATCGAACATATTGATAATTGTGTTGCGGTTTGTTCGTCCCATGATCCAGAGTCCCAGAGTAGCTCTAAACATACACCACTCCAAAGGTAGGAAGATCAAACTCATATTTCCAGTTGTCTGAGTCTTCATCACATGTCATTACAAAATTAAGACGCTTGCTCTTGCCGTAAATATCATGAAGTTGTTCTTCGCAGTGTCTGATAAGATTACGAAGCTTCGCTACTGGTACTCCTTTCGGTACCCTCACCATCGCTATACGAGGAAGATTTTCTGGCTCTTGCTCACCAAAATCAACTTTGTCTTCGGCACCTTCACCTGGTATAACAAAGAGTAGCTGCAGCTTAATTTTCTTCTTAGTTAACTGAGTAGGGTGAATCCCCTCAAAATCTCGATCGACGTATCCTGTTGAAATTGACTCAGTGCGTAGAGGAAATGAGCTAGTGATGTGACTCATATTCTCGATTACGATGTTGCTACCCAACATTTGGTTCTCCCTTTGATTTACTTACAAATAAGTAAGTCCGTTCATCTAACTTTAAACTATACAAATGAAGACCATTCTCAACTTCATCTTTAATTATCGTAGCGCCAGAAGCTAAGAGCAATCTTTTGAACTGCTCCGCTCTCCATGATTTACCGTATCTTTCTCCTCTAGCAATAGGCGTGAACCGTCTCCTGTCAACACCATCCCACGTCATTGTAACTTTAACTTAGACTGAATAAATCTTCGAACATTGTGATTGACGTTTTGTAAACCTATTGCTCTATCGAATCTCTGTCCTTGTAATTTTTCGAGTGATTCGTCTCCATTGTGTGCCCACACGATAAATGTGTTACCGCTAAAGTCTGTTAATTTTGACTGACTATGGTTATAACTATACTTATGTTGATCGAAAGTCTCAAAGTGCTCATTTAACCACTCACGCTTAAACATCTCAGCTTGAAAACAAACTACACATAATAGTTTTTTCTCTTTAAATGTTATTTCGAGGATATCTTTGAGCATTAGAACTCCTGATGGTGCAGGTTAGACCGAACAGTAATAGTTTTAGAAGCAGAGCTTTCCATCATAGTCTTAGAAGATAAATCGTTAGCAAATTGCATGATACCTATCGCTGAGTGTACGTGCCCTAATTCTTCGCATAGATTCATGCGGTTAGAGCGACTATTTTCTTTATCTGGATTTTTACTCCCGTACCCATGCCTCAAAATCTTACCGATTGCGTGGATCACCTCGCCACACTCTTCAGAGAGCCAAGCAAGACGCTCAGCTTCAGCAGCTGATAAACCATTTGTAAAGGGCTTAACTTTCTTCTTACTTTTCTTATCGATTTTCTTCGACACTATGATTCTCCTTTAAATTGAATCTGGATTCGGTATTCCACGGCTCACCCGAATCTCTCGAGCCATCTTTTGAATAGTTTTAAGATTTGGTACCAGTAAGCCTGAGTGAATAAGTTGGATAGTTGAGTCGTCAAGAGGTACGTCGACCTTGGCTTCAATTAGTTCACTGAGTATAGTATTCGAGTTTACACTCGAACACGATTCACTTGCGTGGCCTTGTACATGTCTCTTAAAAAACAGATAAAGTTCTTTGGTGTTCTCGACTTCTGGAAACGGCACAAGAACTATCTGATTACAACCAGGACAAGCATATGTCGGTTGTAAGTAATTTGGTTTACGTGTCTGAGGATTTTCTACTGTTTCGATGTTATGAAGTCCATTAACTCTCAGATTACTGTAATACCAGACTAGTGTGAACACGTCATGAAATCCAAGTTCCTGGATCGCGACATGCTCAGGCCATGCGTCGTCTCCCATCGGTTTAAGTGCCATTAGTAGCCTACTTTCAAGTGCCATGCTGCGTGAAGTGAAGCACTCAGGACGACGCTAGAGCATACAGGACAGTGAGATACTCGTGAAGATACTCCCATCTCGTCACGTACTCTAAACGTATCCCAAGTATAGGGATTCCCTAGTCTTTCTTCTATACTCTTGGTTATCTTGACTTCAATACTCATTGCCACCTCAAGCTAATCGAGTATGCTGTCATGATAATACCGCAGTATCCCACTCCGAACAGTATTCCCGCTATAAAGGAACTGCCAACGCCTAATTTTTTGTACATAGGACCTAGAGGCCACCCTATAATTAGTAAGAATACAGATAATGTAGAAAGACAAAAGATTGAAATCATCCGATTCTACCACATACGTCACAACGAACGTCTTTGATAGTCTGGCACTCATGTGGTCGACGCCACATATCGATCTTCTTTTCATAGTCGATGTGGAATATCTTCCACTCGTCCCCTTCTGGTGGCGGTGTGTTGAAGTCAGTCTGTACGAAGTCGTAGAGCATCAACTCCTCAGCAGGCTTCGGAAAGCCCAGCACTTTTGACAGTCGTTCGCTCGGAGTCAACAACCTTGGTACATCAATAGGTGCTGCAGACGCGACACTCTCGAGTAGGCTCTTCGGCCTGTACAGCGTCACCGCAATTGACTTGCAAGTTTGACACACCAGGTCACCACCCACATAGCCACCTTTCGAAAACTCCTGAACGAACCCTTCAAAGAGGACTTCCTTGACGTCCGCACAATTTCCACACCAAGCAAATTTAGAGTGAACAACGGTCTCTTGCGTAGCTTCATCTTTTGTTAAGAATTTAAACCCGAAGAATTCGGTCATGTTCAAAATGCCTTCGAGAGCGACTTTGAGAGCGTTTAGTCTATCTGGCGTAGGTATCGGGTTAAATATCATGTACATCGAATTCGGTCTGAACAACTGATCAAGAAGGCCCTTTACGTACGTCTCGGGATTCATCTTGGCTCGTTGAGACGTTAGCTTGAGTTGAGCTTTAGCTTCTGGGTTTAATGAGACTATCATGCTATGAATATATCCTTAGGAAGTTCTTTTACGATCTCGAATCTGTATTCTCCTAATTCTCTTACAAGAAACCACGGTGTTATCATCGCGTGAAGAGAATGATTGAATCTTGACTTTGTGAGTCTCAGATTTCGTAGACAGTGTTGTTGGAATTCAGATATCTTCAGTGTGGATAAACCTTTCAGTACATCGATAGATCTAAATCCATTAGAAGACTCTAGTAGAATGCGAACATTCATACTGGTAAGTTTATTCGAGTGTAGAGATTTTACATACGTGAACCGTTCCCCTAGTTTATTGTCCAATTGTATGACTTTACCGTCTATCATCATGATAATCTTATTATATACCCCGTCATTCCTAATTAGCTAATGATTTTTATGCACATCAAAACTTGTATTTGATGAATTTGGCGTATAAGGGTAAAAATTCAATTATCACATCACACGTGTAATGTGAGTATTGATTTTTAATGTTACTATGTTACCTATTGACTAAGTGATTTATTATGTTATACATAGGTCTATTATTCTATGTTACCTTTAATGTGACTTGTTACCTTTAATACTCATATGCATAAAACCAAGACTACAAGAGATATACAAGAATAACTCTTCTATGCTGAGTCAGTCTTTCAATACTCATGTTGGATGTGTGCTGCGGATATTGATTTTTACATAGTATACCCGGGATAAACTAGATACACTAGCCATAACTAATAAGGCAGACTCTTCGATGCTGCCATAACTGTTGTAGCCATAACTATTATTAGCCATAACTGTTAGACAGAAAATGCAACTAGCGGAAAGTTTTATATACAGCCATAACTATGTATGATATAGTGCACATGTGAACTAAAATCTTAACAAAGAGTAACGAACATCATTATTTGAAAAGTTGCTGAAGCGGGACGCGCGTCGACACATAAAAAATTCATTTTCTAACTTAAAGTTTTCGTCTAAGGAGTTCTACCATCAGAGTTAATTCATCTGCAGGAAGAAGCACGCGACCAGTACCGCGACACGTAAAGCACCATCTATTGATGTCTTCGTTACCTGAGAAGGAACCTTCCATTCGTGATCCAGTACCTTTACATCTAGGACACGTCGGATGTAACTCAGTAGTTAACAGTTCCTCGATAGTCATTGCTCGGACCTCGAGCGGGTGTAAGGCCTCGAGGACACTTCCTCCAGGAATACACAATCTAATATACAGTTATTAGAAAGTGTATATATTAGAAATGGAATCTGGTTATTAGAAAGTGTATTTTCTGAGAGAAGTTTAAGACCTACGGGACACGTCCTCTGGACGACTCGAGGAGAGTCTACGGTCCGAGTTGTTTGTCTACCAGGAATCATTATTCTCACTAATTCAATTATATACCATCTCAATTAAGTTGTAAACAAAATAATGAGCAGCTGTCACACTTAATTTCGTGTAAGAACTACTCATTTTCGATAAACTGTAAAATTGATTATAGGAGAATATTCAAAGTTTTAGCAGTTTCTTCTTTAGAATCACAAATAATAACAGAATCATCTAAAGGATCATAGATAGTGAAAAATCCATCTGAGTCAAAACGAACATTAAATCTTCCAATTTCAACTTCATTATTTTCTTCATTTTCTACTGGTTTATTTTCTAAGTTTGTGAGAATTTCTAAAATGTTCATGTTCAATCTCCTATATCTATAGTATCAAGAATAGAGAATATGTACACAGAAAAGTGAGCAGCCCTATCACTTTTGTTACTCGTCCCAGGATGAGCGAGGCAACTATTCAATGTAGTAGCTATTGCCCATTTTCATGAGTTTCGTAGCGGTTGACCCGTGTCACGTAACCCAATTTTCATTAGTGAAAAGATGATAAAAGTAGTGTATCAATATAGAGACGCGCACGGGCGCGTATATCATACAATCATTAAGTTGTACACAACTATTTTACTTTATTTTATGATACCCTAATATCATGTAAAAAGTCTAAAAACTGCTCATTATTCTGTTTACAACTGAAAATGTGATGATATATAGTTATCCTAGATTGATGCTACACAGTAACACACAAGGAGAAACAACAATGTATCTATTCCTTCTTCCTTCGATGATAGCAACTCTACTCATCAGTTTCATTCAACTTCGTGATCAGTTTCACTCTGCAAAATAATTCAAAAACTGCTCATTATTTTGTTTACAACTTCAGAATAACAATGTACTATAGATACAGATTGATAGAGCAATACAAATCAAATTCGAAACTAGGAGAACTACAGTGAAGATCAAGAAAACCACCGCCCCCGTCGAGTCCACCGCGCAGGATAACCAGGAAATTGTTTCTGCTGAGTACCTCGCAAACGATGCTCCTGCAGTTGCTACTGAACCGAAAGTCAAAGAGACACCAGTTGAGGAACGTCAGTATCGCCTCGTGACCCCCACGGATGAGCCTCTGAAGTTCCGTGGTAAACAGCGTCAAGTTGTATACGATGTTCTTCGTGCTCATGAGGGTGCTATGACGATTGCTCAGGTCGCAGAGCTCGCTGATAAGCTCGAGCTCAAAGCAGTAGGCGGCACGGAGCCCTCGGTACGCTACCACCTCCACCACATGACGAAGGATGGTCTCACTGAAGTCGTGAACCCCACGATCACCGTAGAGTAACGTAACACTATGCCTCAGTCTTCGGACTGGGGCATTCGTGGGTTTGCGAGCGGCCTGGAGGATCGATCCTCGAGGCCCTACACCCGTCTCGAGCGGCCTGGAGCGGGCTCATACGGCCTACAGGACATGTCCTCCAGGAATTGTGTCATTTCACGCGCTAATGGAAAACCAGCCCTCCCGACTGACATAATCCTGGGCCCGGCATTTTCTTAAGAAAAGCTCCCAGTATGGGGCACCAATCACGGAATATGTGCAATGATCAAACGGCGTTCATAATAGAGAAGATTCTATCACACTCATCTTGAGTAAGAACACGACGATCAATGTAGGCTGGAGTAAGTTCAGTAAGTAGCCACTCAAGCCTAGAGTCATTTGAGTCGTAACCTACTTCTTTTTCTATTTCATTTGCGAGTTCTCTTAGGGCATCTGGGAGAGTATCCCCAAAACCCGCAAGTCCTTCCTGAATATCAGAACCTATAAGAGCCAAGACTTGATTACCATCACCTCTACAGTTAACAGCGCAAGGAACACTTCTCATGATAGGTCTTTTAATGCTCATTTCTTCATCAGTCATGTTTTCCACTATACTTCTCCTTAATTCTTTTTCTAAGAGCTTCATCACTTTCAACATAAAGTCCCCACAGTGGGTCCCAGCGAGCGTCAGGATGATCTTCAGGAAGAAACATCCTAGTTACCGAAGGCGGCCGCATAAGGTCATCTAATCTCTTGATATTATCTTCAGTCATAAAGTTTTCTATCGTGACTACAGTAGTCTACAGGCCTCTCTTGATCTTCTTGTGGAGTATCTGTTGGCATCCCACAAAATCTACAAGAGTATGGGTGATCCAGCAGGTACTGAATATCTCTGAGTTTCTGCTCTAAGGGACCTTCATTAAAGTGAGGTCTACTGACGAGATTCAGAATTCTATTCGTTAAAGTACGGTGACCATTCTTTGGAATACATTGCTTAACTCGCTCTTTATCTCGCTCAATTTTTCTCAGTAACATCTTTACGCTCTAGCATCTAATATTCCTTTCCAATAACCCGCAGACTCATTAAAATAAGTATCGTATATAGTTCTTAGATTAGTACTAAATTTATCATCATATGATCTAGATAAAGAATCATAATAAGACTGTACACTTATTTCTTTTCCAAATAGTGTCTTAATTGGAACTTGGTATTGACTGGCTAAAAATACTGCAAAGTCATAAAATTTCTGGGCCATTATCCAGAGAAACTGATTGTCTGATGTGATAGGTCCCGTCACCTGTAATCCAGTTTCCTCAAAAGATGTTTCGGACGCAAGCGCCTTTGAATTGACGCAGACGGCGATGGTGGTGGCCGCAAAGAGTCGGAGAAATGTTCTACGTTCCAAGTGAGCCTTCTTTCTGTAAAGCGTTTAATTCTTTTTCAGCGTCTGATTTTGCTTCTTCAACTGTTGCGAAATATTCACATGGGCCATAGAAGCGGTCGGGTGACGTGCCAAGCGTCCAGACGTACTTCGTGTGAAAACTATTAAACCAAATATCTACCTGTACTCCAAGGTACTGATAACGAGCTACGAGCATTATTTACCTATGCTTTTAAAGTATTTTACCATCAAGTCCATCGTACCAAAGTTTATTATATACGGTATAGCATCTGATTCATGATTAACGTTCGTATTCATCGAACTCTTAACTGCTAAAGGTCTACAATCGCAGCTAGGTTCTGGTTTTCCACACTTACCACAAAGGGTCACAGGCATGGCTGTCCGCACTTTCCACTAAAACCAGGAGGTACCGGGGCACCACACAAAGAACACGTATTATAATCTTTCGCGTCCCATTCTCCGAGTAGATATTTATCGTAGAAGTTAGTATTGTGAGGAAATTCTACGATTTCTGGAAGAGCGTAAGAACGCATAGCAGATTCAAGATCTTTCTTAGTGATATTTGGATTATCTTTTACTAGCATTACCTCATCTGGTATAAAGTATGGCTTATCTCGTTCTTTAAACCAAGCTCTGACTGCCTTAAGACTAGTTTCATTAGTAAGCCACTTATCTTTACGCCAACCATTAAAGTAAATAGTCCAATACTTACCTACACGTTTGGCTACGTATGTCGTGCCCCATCCCATTCTAAACTCAAATCGGCGACTCGTCATCTGGACGACGGTGCTGACTGGACGAGGCGGTATAACTAGATTTACATTAACTATTCTCATTTTTCTACTATGACTGAAATGGTGATGTGAGTCTTAGCCATTATCCTCTCATAACATTCTTTGAACATTTGCTGAACACGTTCATTACCTGCATCGGTGTAGGGAATTTTTTCTCCTGAGTTTAAAGCAATTAATAGAGAATGCTGAAGATCTGCAGCTAAAGCCTCAAGACCTTCCTCAGTTAGTTTACCTGGAATTTCTATGTAGATAGGTGAAGCAATACGAGCATTTTTCTGTTGCTCTTTAAACTTTCGCTCATCTTCAGTCATACGGCTCCGGTAAAGCTTTTTGAAGTTTACTGTCTAATTCAAATATCTCAGTTAAAGAAGGTCCATTAAATTCTATCTGATCAAAGTTTGTCTGATCATATTCCATTAGTACTCCCATAGGTCTGTAGCTATCAATTACCTGCTTAAGCCTACTCATTAGAGGAGGACTAACATAAGTAGGAACCGTAACTGTAATCGAAAACTTTTCACCGTTTTCTACGACTAACCAACTATCCCCAAGTAACCAAGTGAGCATTCGGGTCATTTGGTTTTGCCAGGGAATATATCTAGTAGTCAGATACTCATTAAATGGAATACCTACTGGATCTTCAAACATCCACTCAGATTCTTTTTCTACTATAGGTTCCAAAGGCTCCAGTAACTCCTTTGGAGCGATGGTAGCTATAGCAGCTACTCCAGCAATCTGCTTAAAGAATCCGCGTCTCGTAGTCATATTTTCCTAGCCTTTTCCCACGCTCTTCTAATAGGAGGAGCTATCCAATTCGTAAATCTCTCCAGTAGCATTCCTAAGAAAAACCAAGTGGAGTTGCTCGAATTAAGCCACTGTCTGATGCTCATAATTAATTATACAATCTATTGTACAAAGTTGTACACAACAATATTACTAAGCAGTTATGACGTGCAATAAAAACTTGCGAAAAAAGCCAGTGGTTGTTATATGATGAATTATAAGCACTGAGTCATCCTTTAACCTTTCACGAAACACGTAAAACGAATCTCCTGACTAAGATCGTTAGACGAAGCTATCCGGAGCTATAGCCGGAGCATTAGATCAGGTTGTACGTAGACTCGTGAGTGGAGGTTTAGTTATGCTTGATCCTCAAACAGTGTACTTAATTTCTATCAGTCAATATACTCCGACATTTAAAGAAGTCAGAGAAATGGCTCGCATACTTCATGCTCAAGAATGTTCAAGACAAGTTTTAACTACTTCAAGCATTCTGATAGAATCAAATGTTCAGATTGGTCAAGCGTGAGAGGATGAAAATCTGTGATGCGGGAAACCATCTCTATTTTTTCCACTGTCCAGGTTGCGGTAATGCTCATGGGTTCTCTACTGAACCAGGTCGCTGGACTTTCAATAATGACTACGTCCAACCTACAGTCCAACCTTCAATTCTGTGCAACCGTGACGATCCACAGACTCGTTGTCACTCATTCATAGAGAATGGGAACATAAGGTTTCTCAATGACTGTCACCATGTCCTTAAAGGACTCACAGTGACGATTCCTGATTGGGATAGTTTTTAGTTCATTGCTTCAAATGAGTTGCTAGCATACCTTTCTAGAGGGTTAACTCGAGTGCCGGCCGTTTGGAGTGTTGAACTGGGATAGAGCGTTTCACCTAGCCTATCTCAGATTTCTGTAACAATTAAGCCTATGGAGAAAGAGCATGGACTGCTGTGTGTTGAGTTCTGAGGAAGTTGGACAGTTAAAGCACTACAAAATTCTTCCTAATCATGAGAATCATCACCACATCCCATGTGAACAAGCTATTCTCGGGCTTAAAGATGAGGATTACGAACTCATTAGTGGATTTAACGGTCGTCAGTATCTGACCAAAACTAAGTTGTTTTTCCTGCGCAAAGTACCTTCTGGTGGTAAAGGAGCTATTCCTATAATTCAGAGAGTAGTCAGTAACCACTTGAAGCATCTGATGCCGATCAAATACTAAGGGAGGTTCAGCTATGTCCCCTTCGAATAGATGGCAACCTGGACAGAGTGGAAATCCTTCTGGAGCTCGTAAAGGTCCTCGTAAGAATAATCTCTTAAGTCCTGCTTACAAAGCAATTCTCGGAGATATTCTAGATCAAGAAACAAAAGAAGAATTCAAGATGCCTGACGGTTCTACTTGGGCTGATCTTATTGCGAAACACGTAGTTAAACGAGCTGTAGGTAAAGTTCCAGATGAGAAAATTTGCTTTAGGGCTATTACTGAGCTTCGAGAGACGACTGAAGGAAAAACTCCTGAGAAAGTAATTGCAGCTGGAAGCAATGAAGAACTTGCTAATTTGGCTCGGATCATGCAGGGAGACCCGGCACCACCTGAGGGAGACGAAGCAGTTATTCAGGACGATGAGGTTACGGAAAATGCCGAAGCTGATTTTCATAGTTCGGCAAATGAGGAATAAGAGTCGTGCCAATCTTTAAGCCATTCGGACAAAAAGCCCACGATTTCGTTAAGAGGCATCCGAGTCAGGATAAGAAGTACACTCTTCTAGAGGGTAGTGTTCGTTCTTCAAAGACGTTTGCTGTAGATGCTAAACTTATACTTCAACTTTGTAACTACAAAGTTAATGGAAAGAGAGTCATTTGCGGAGCTACTAAACAAACCGTCTATAAGAACATGCTTCTGGATATATTCCAAGTAGTTGGTAAGAAAAACTACTCTTACAATCGAGCTTCTGGTGAACTCTGGTTATTCGGGGTTCAGTGGTTCATCATCGGAGCTCGAGACGAAGCAAGCTACAAGAACATTCTTGGTATGACCATTGGTATCGCGCTCTGCGATGAGTGGACTGAATTTCCAAGAAGTTTTACAATGCAGTTGTTTCTTCGACTTTCTCCCCCGGGCTCGAGGCTATATGCTACCACAAACCCTGGGACACCTCAGCACTATCTTTTCACTGAAGTCATTCATAACGAGAACTTTGCTCCTGATCTTGAAGTTATTCACTTCACACTTGAAGATAATCCCAATATTGAACCCGATCAAAAGAGACAGATTATCGCCTCTCAGAAAGGTGTTTACTATCAGCGATATATTTTAGGGTTGTGGGTGGTGGCTGAAGGAGCCATTTACAAGGATGCGTGGTCTGATGATCTACTGTACAATGATCAAACTAGACCCGAAGGATTGTATGGTTCTGGTGGGTACAATAAGCATATTATAGCTATTGACCACGGGACGCACAATCCCTGTACGTTCTTAGAGTTCTTCGATGATGGTGAAGTAGCGTGGATGGATCGAGAGTATTACTGGGATTCAGTTAAAGAGATGAGGCAGAAAACTAATTCTGAATACGCCGACGATTTAGAAGAGTTTATTGCCAGCTCTAGAGTCATAGGAGTTAACAATCCTATGATTGTAGTTGATCCTGCTGCAGCCGGTTTTAAAATTGAGCTAGTAAAACGCGGCTTATATGTAGTTGATGCGAATAATGAAGTTCTCGAAGGTATTCACCGAACCTCTGAAGTAATGGCTTGTAAAGCATTGAGGGTTCATGAAGATTGCGCGAATGAGCGTCGAGAATGTGGTCTATATTCCTGGGATAAAAAAGCCGGGGAAAAGGGCAATGAGCAACCACTCAAAGTTAATGACCATACTCAAGACGCTAAAAGATATGGAGTAATGGAACTGTTCCCAGAATGGAGAATGGTATCTACTCTTCAAAGAGCGGCTTAAGGAGCTAAAATGGCACATAATTTTGGTGGTTTCTCAGCTTATGCTAATGATGAAGCACCCATCGAAGAAATGTCGAATGATGGTGGACTTCCTGGTTCTCCTTACTATGCTGGAGACGGTGGTGATGGTTCTGGCGTAATGAGACGTCATCATGTGGAAGGTCTTCCTGATCTCGATCGTAAACCGGCTGAAGACTCGATGTCTATTCCTGAGGGAATGAATTCGGGAATGAGTGGAGATTCACTTGGACCAAGCGGTAAGAAATTTACCGAACATCTTCATTCTCGTAAAAGTGATGGTAAATTTGAACCATCATCTTTACGAGGAAAGAACGAATAGTAGTTAAATTCGCAGTACTGAAAGGGAAATGATGAAACGCCTTGCCTATACTCTCTTGCTTCTAACGGTGGTTCCTCTGACACAAGCTCAGACTCCTACTCCGCCTCAGTCTCAACCGACCCAAACTCTGACGAATGATCCAGTTTTTCGACAGATGGTAACTGAACGTGAACTTCTATTTAAGAAACTCCAAGACATTACTGAGTTTCAACAGTTCATGCAGGTTGAGCGAAGCATCGAGCAATACATGGCTTCTCATCCTCAGGCTCCTGATCCTAAGAGTGCTGTTCCAGTAAAACCTGCTTCGAAGAAGTAATTCTAAAAGAAAGGAGGTCTGATGCCACGCAAGAAATCTACCTCTAGTATCAGACCTCTTCCAGCCAATGACGATGCTAATTACGTTCGTCGTCCTAGTGGTATTGCTACAGACAGTTATAGCAATGCTCCTGCTCGTCTGGGTACTGGTACTCCTAATCTTGTACAGGCTGGCAACTATCCTCTAATTCGTCTTACTGAGGATTATCCGCTTATACTCAGTCTTTATCGAAGTTCTTGGGTTATTCGTAGAGTCATAGACACTGTAGCTAATCACATTTACAGTTCTTTTCCTACTCTTACGGCTGATCTAAAGCCTGAGCAGATAAGAGATTTTGATAGAGTAGTTCGAAAGACAGGCACTCTTACTAAACTGCGCTCAGCCCAGAAGTGGGGGCGACTCTTTGGTGGCGCAGGTGCTGTGATTGTAATTGAAGGTCACGACGACTTGATGCAACCACTTAGTTTGGATGATGTGGAAGTAGGTTCTTTCAAAGGACTTATTCCTTTAGATCGTTGGTCTGGTATCATTCCAGGACCTCAAATCGATTCTAACATCAATAACATCGGAAATTTCGGTTTACCTCTTTACTATAACTGTATAATGGATGCTGGAAATGTGAACATCCATCACAGTCGAATTCTACGGTTTACTGGTAGGGAACTTCCTCAGTGGGAAGTACAAGTTGAACTTTACTGGGGAATGTCAGAAGTTGAAATCGTTTTCGATGAGCTTCGAAAAAGAGATTATAGTTCTTGGAACATCGTTTCTCTACTTACTCGTGCTCAAGTCTTAAGTATTGAAGAACCGCAGTTAGCTACTCTGATGTCTGGAGCTGGTGGCAGCAATAAGTCCTACGGTGATTTCATTAAGAGAATGGAATCTATTAGCCAACTTCTTAATAATCAAGGACTGTTAGTTCTCGGTAAAGACGGCAAGCTTCAACAGACTTCATACGGATTCGGTGGTATTTCTGACGTTTATCATGAGTTCATGAAAGACCTTGCGGCTTCCTGTGAGATTCCGTACGAAATCATCTTTGGAAGAGAATCTGGTCTTGGAAGCAATTCTGAAGGTTCTCTTCAGCTTTATGATAATCTCATCGAAGAAAAACGTAAATCTGAAGCTGATCCTAATATGGATAGACTTATTCCTATTATAGCTCAGAGTACTTTCGGTTTCGTTCCCGATGATATCGACCACGCATGGTCGCCGTTTAGATCGCTATCGCAAGAGCAGCGTAATAATCTTGCTCGTGGAACTACTACCTCTATTGTTGAGGCCTTCAATTCCGATCTAATTACTAAACGTGAAGCACGAACTGAACTCAGAAATTCTAGCTTAGTTCATGATCAATTTAGTAGCATCACTAAAGAAGCTCTAGCAGCAACCCCAGATAAGTTCGCCTCTGAGCTTGGTATGGGAGAAGTACAGGTACCTGAAGGAGGAGGTGATCCATTCTCTGAAGGAAACAAAGAGGAAAAACCTGCTAAAGAGAAATCTGATGATGACAAATCCGACAAAGAAGAGTCTTCGAAGAAATCTAAAAAGAAGAAAAGTAAATTAGCAAAAGATTCCTATCCTTCAGTTGAGAGTGAATCTCTCAAAAATCCAATAGGCTTACTCGACTGGATAAGTAATAAAATTAATCTATTTAGGGCTTCGCAATGAAAACTCTATTTGCAAATGCTCTCGATGGTCTTTACTGGGCTAATGACTCATTACCTACTAAGAAATTTCATGACTTAACTTTAGTCATCGAAACTCCTAAGTTCGAGATGAGACAAGGTCCTGGATGGATGTCCAGCCCACCGGCCGACTACGGCTATATCCTGGATACTACAGGTGCTGACGGTGACGAGATGGATTGCTATCTAGGACCTAACCCAGAAAGTACTATAGTATACGTAGTTGATCAGAACAGAATGGATAGTTCTGAATTCGATGAGCATAAGTGTATGCTGGGCTATAAGTCTATGGCAGAAGCCAAAAAAGATTACTATGATGGCCACACTCATGGTACTCAGATCTTCAGAGGTATAACTGCCATGACTCTGAGCGTATTTAAAGCTTGGCTTAAACATGGAGATGTCTCTAAGCCTATAATTTTACGGTAACAAGATTAAAAGAGACTTATATGACTAACGATGAAATCTATCGATTAGCAAAGGCTGAAGACGTACGTTGTATTAAGCCTCTTATGAATTTAGTTACTCTAGCTGCTCTGGAAATTCTTAAATTAGAAAGTAAAACTCCAGTACCAGAGGGAGTGAAATTTGTCGACCTCTTTCCTCGTCCCTGATCGTATAGAATCTGCTTATAGATCAGCTATATCAAAAGTAGTTATGTCTTGGGTTCCTCCAAAGTTAAAAGGCATAAGTCCTTCTTATTGGCTGAAAGAACTAGCTGATGTTAGTACTCGTAAAAGTATTATTAATGCTAGTACTAATATAGCAGTAAATATGGTGAGTAGAGTCAATGTGGTAAATGTAAAGTCTTGGAGAGAAGCTGCTCTCAAGGCCCAAAGTAGCAGGTACATTTATGATCTTCTACAACAAGAGTTATCTGGTCCACTAGGAATACGAGTTAGACAATTAGTTTTAGAAAATGCTAGAATAGTAGGACAAATACCTGGCGATGTCGCTGATATTCTGTCTGAAGAAATAGCTAAAGCTCAACAGCAAGGAACTAGACCTGAAGCCCTCGAAGCCCTTTTGAAACATCGCTTCACAGACATAATGTCTTGGAAAATAGCTCAGGTAGCTAGAACTCAGTCTGGGTCAGCTAGTACTGCGTTAACCAGAGCTCGAAGTGAAGAACTAGGACTTCCATGTTTTATCTGGGATACTTCTGAAGATAGACGAGTTCGTCATTCTCACCAGATCATGGACGGTGTTGTAGTTTTCTGGAATGATTTACCTTCTCCTGAATCTTTAGCCGGGCAAAAAAGTTCTTTCGGTCGTTATGCTCCTGGAGATTGTACTAACTGTAGGTGTTATCCTCGTCCAGTGTTAACCCTTGAAGATGTTTTCTCTAAGAAAACTAATCTTATTAAAGTATACACTGATGGTCATATAGTTAAAATGACTAGAATGAATTTTTCTAAGAAATCTGGTATTGAATCCAGAATGGCTGCTTAAGGAGAATTACTATGAAGAATTTGGTCCGAATTATCTTAGCTCTTTTGCTCGGAACATCTGTTTGTCTCGCGCAGTCTGCTGGTCCAGTTGCTGCGGTTCCTGGTACTCCAGGTGCTGTTGCTGTATATGGAACTCCTATTAACGGAACTCCAGTCATTGTTCCTGGCACTGTGATTCCGACGAACGGTAAGAGTGTACTTACTGGTACTATTACGGCAACTACAGCAACTACGGCTCCAGCAACTATTACTGGAGTAACTACGAGTTCGGTTTGTGTTTTCTCTGCTGCTAATGCTATAGCTGCGGCTGCTATTATAGCAGATAATGCTTTCATTACCCCTACTGCTAATACAGTAACTCTTACATTTAGCGCAGCTCCAGCGACTACAGGTGGAATCTTTAAAGTTCATTGTACTGTGAACTAAGAGGATAATATGGCAATTGATCCTGGAAAATCAGTTTTTCCATCAGATAATCAAACTCCCTTTGAAGGTGTTGAGAATCTAAATCCTGGTAATGGTGGTGGAAACAGTGGTGCTGTACTTAGTCCAGCTCCTGGTCTTGGTTTATCTGCTTATCAAGATCCTAGAGTTCCTGTGAAAGCACCGTTACCTAATCGTCAAGGAGGTAGCTAGCCATGGCAAAAATCAATGGCGGATATAGCGCAGTTTCATGGGGTCCTACTGTGGATTTAACTCCACACGATAATGGACCTATTCCAGAAATGAGTACAAGCATTCCCAGTTCAATTCCTGAGCTTGGAATTCTCACTGATGGTGATCCCTATTCTGGAATAGGAAACTACGGTAGTTCTGAAATTCCTCCGGCTATGGATTCTGATTTTTCAAAGTTAGAACATAAGTTAGAGCATAAACCGGGAGTTACCAATCCTGCTGGCCTCGCAGCAAGTATTGGAAGAAAAGAACTCGGACAAGCTGAAATGACCCGTCGAAGTGAAGAAGGTCGTAAGCACTAATGCCTAAGTATTACTCATTGATGCTTAGTCCCAACATCTCAAAAACTGTTGAGGGCTATCTGATATGTAAGGATGTTCCTCTTTGTCGTAGTGGCTATCAAGATTATCTAGGTAAAGAACTAGAAGATTTTACCGGCTACGAAAAATCCTGGGATTTGAATCCAAATCAAATCTACAGAGTATATCGACCTAAAGATGAAGTTCTTCATCCAGATTTCATTGCTAGTCTCGAGGGAAAGACTACAGTAGATGAGCATCCCGAAGGAAACGTAGTTCATGTTGATAATGAAAAAGAGGTCAACTGTGGACACGTTCAGAATGTTCGTCAAGGTCCCATTATTGATGGAGAAGTTACCCTCATCGGTGACATTATCATCAAGGATCTGGATCTTATTGAAAAAGTTCGACCAGAAAGCGATCCGGATAATGAATACGGAACCGCTGTTCGTGACGTAAGTTGCGGCTATGGTCTTCACCTCAAGCGTCTCGATGATGGGACGATTGTGATGCATCGGTTGCGTGGAAACCACGTAGCTGTAGTTGAAAAAGGTAGGGCCGGTCCAAGGTTTGCTATCAAGGATTCTGCTCTGCCCGAAATCAAAATAATCAAGGAGCCGATTATGTCACTAAGAAAGACGATTATCGGGCGAGGAATCCAAGCACTCTTTGGAGATATCAGCCAAGCGGAAAAAGACAGCCTCATGGCTGAGCTTGACGCTTCTGGTACCGCTAAGATTGCGACAGATGCTGAACCCAAGGAAATGCACCCTGCTCACGCTTGCTTGGATCGCTGCTTGTCAGCGATGAAAGCGGGAGACTCCGCAGCTCTTGAAGAGCATAAGAAAGAACTCTTCAAACACATCGGTCATCATGAGCCTGAGCACATGGATGATTCTGAGGTGGAAAAGCTCAAGGATGAAGAGAAAGAAGAAAAGAAAGAGCACAAAGCCGGTGATGAGGAACTCGAGCAGGAAGAAAAAACTCCTGCAGAAGAATCCGAAGAAACCCACGCTACTGACTCTGAAAAAGCTGAGAAAGAGATCAACGATCCTGGTGAATCTGTTCTCAAGGCCGCTAACGATTCTGTTCGTGATTACATTCGAAACACTCGTCCTTTGGTTGCAGTGATCGCAAGCAAGGATAAGAGCAAACGTTCGAAACATGAGCAAGTTATGCTTGATAGTTACAACGGCGCTGTTAAAGGCCTTAACTCTCAGGTTGGTCGTCGATCTACTTATTCGGCTCTTGCTCGTACGAAGAAACCCGAAGGTATTCCTGCTTTGGCTACTGATTCTTCAGCAGTTACCAAAGCTCCTGAGACCTGCAATTGTTTTGATGGTGTTCCGTACAAGGTCGGTCTCAAACGTCACGAAACCGCTCATCAGAAGGGAGCTAACTAACCAATATGCCAGCCTCAGTAATTCCTGTAAAAGGACTATACCTCGGCTTTGTCGGCAACATCAGCAACGAAGGTTTCTCTCTTCGTACTGCTCGGCAAGTCAATCCTTCGGATACGAATCCTATCGCCTTCGGCGAAACCTTCGTTCTGAATGCCAACAACACCTACTCCAGTGTCAAGACCTTTGTTGCTGCTAGTGGAACCGTTACCGCTGCGACTCCGATGGGAATTGCTGTTAGTAACGTCAACATTAATCCTACCTATAACACTCAAGGTACGGATGGCGTTAACACCCCTGGTGGAGTTTATTTGCCTGGGACCATCATGGATGGCCTTGTTCAAGGAACTATTAACGTCAGCTGCAATAACGGTACTCCAACAGCTGGTGGAAATGTCTATATTCGGACAGTTCTCAACGGTGCTATTCCGAATGGAGTTATCGGTGGACTCGAAGCTCAGGCGGACGGCTCAAACAGCGTTCTCTACCCGAACTTCAAATGGAAGACTGGTTTCCTCGAGACGGATCTTACGGCTCAGGTTACTATCCTTCAGCGCACTATTGCCTAATCGGCGGAAAGGTAAGAAATGAATCCCAGAGAATATCAACAGAGCCTAAACGCTCTGCGCAGTGGGAAGGTACTTTCCGATGCCGC